AACAAAGTGAAGATGTGATGGGTGGAGTAATACAACAACAAGAAAAATTTGTAGAATTACAAGATGATATCGAGGCGTTGAAGGTTTCGTTACGTGACGAAGCAGTAAAAGAAGCGAAACAAGAGGCAACACAGGCAGTGGATGATCTAGTGCAAAAATACGAAGCAACACTGGATAAATTAACTAAAAATGCGGAAGGACTTAACGAGGGGGAAAAAAATATTTTAATTAATGAATTAACAACGTCAGTTCAACAAAAGATAGAAGAAAATGAAAAAGAACACCAAGAATCTATTACAGCATTAACCCAACGGCTCGATGACCAAGTCAAATTATTTGAGGGTAAACAAAAAGAATTGGAAAATAAGATTAACTTGAACGATGATATGAACGTTTTCGAGGCGGATCGACTGGAGGAGCAACTGGCTATATTAGAGCAACTTAAAGAAAGGGTAGAGCAAACGAATACCTTGACGAGGCGGGTCGAGGAACATACAGAGCAAATCGCCGCACTGGAAACAACAAGTGCGGATCAAGCAACTAAAATCACCACACTGGAAACAACAAGTGAGAAACAAACACAGGATATCGATGAACTGAAAAAACTTATAAAACAATTCAATGCTATTGATTCCGATAAACCTATGAAAGAACACCCTAATGTGTTAATTGAAGGACAGCTGATGAGTATGTTAGAGCTAGATCCTCCAAACGGTCCAGGATTAATAATCCGCTTTGAAAAAATATCGTCGGGGGGGTCGGCATATGCGGATGTATTAACATCGGACGATGAGAATTCGGAAGATGATTCAAAATTGGGGTGGGATCCCAAAGCGACGTGGGATGAAGCCCCCGACTTGTATAAACCTATATTTTGTAAAACGAACACCCCTAGCATCAAAGTTGGATGTGAACGAAGAGAAATAAATTATGTTATGCTTAGCCACCTAGCAAAAAACTGGGTTGTGGACGTGCCACAAGCCTATGTATTATTATTTCAAATATTAAATATAAAACCCGGCGATGATAACTTCGGTTATTATGAATGGAAAACAATAATTACCGAGACGTATACCGAGACGTATACCGAGACGTGGGAAGGATCAACGGAACAAACCAATGAAGCATTATTACTTTTATTAAAAAAAATACAAGAGTTATTAAAAGACCCAAAACTCACCATAATTAATAAAAATAGATTTGTGATTCTTTTAACATTTATTTTTGGACCGGGTTATAATCAATATCTATTCAATGTTAATAGATTCCAAAATTTTTTGAAGGAGGAGAAGGAGGAGGATGAGAATAATTATCCAGACGTGCAAGACCCACAACTCGTCGGTGTTATTAATAGTATATTAAATGAAATTAAAAAAAGTCGCATCATGACACAAGATAGAGTTAAAAAATTAGAGGTCACCACGAACGTGCCAGCCTTGACACTCAGCTTAGTTTCCTCCCCCATCCCCGGTGCACAACCTAGCACCTCACGAGCTGAAGTTCGCTGGAAAACTAACAGAACCATAAGTAGTACGTCAGGTAAATTCGGTGAGTTACTATCATCGTCCAGTAGGGAAGTGAATAAAGATGTCAAACCGATATCTTTTAGACATAAAGAATGCGCTATGGGCTGGCTTGATGCTGCGAGGAAAAGTATAACCGAAAAGGAATGGAAAGCAATTTCTTTAGAAAACCTAGATAAAGACTATGGAAATATAAGCCAAGAACAAGTTCCTCAAGAATATAAAACCAGTTTAGAAGAATTATTCGATTATATACTAAGTAAACAAAATGCATATATGGTTGCAACCTCTAGAAGATACTTTATAGCCCAATATGAAAAAATGAATTCGAAATTACAAAAAATACCATTAGAAATTGTTGATTCAATAAATGAGTTTTTACCAGGTAATTGTAAAGATAAGATAAATATCACAAGTAGTTTTGTTTTATATACATTTGGTTTAATAATACCAGAAGTATATAATAAAACATTAGCAATTTCTAATTCTGAAATAACTGAACTTATGCAAACAGATACAGATGTTCGAAAAGCGCTTGCGAATACGTGGCCTTGGGGGCAGCCGGACAACGTTATCTGCGAGGAGGGTGATGAGAATCTTATGAAAAAATTAATACATATATGGAGTTATTATTGTTTTGATAAAGAAGCATTTATCAAGCGCATTTATAATATGAAAGATCAGGAACGTCCTCCCAATTCTAAATTTATTTATATGACTGTTCCATTAAATGAAGTTTTTTATAAAAACATTAAATGTTTACTTGATATGATATATTTATTTAAATATTACTGTATATTTCATAATTCACTTAAAACGGCGAAATTAAATACATATGATGAAGAAAAATTTCTGGGAAAGGACCATGATGGTACAGAAGTGTATGAATTGGATTCTGGGGAAAAACCTAAAAGTTCTATCATGAAAGAATATATTTCGATATGGAATGGACAATTACGATCTGATTCAGATAATGCTGAAAGTAAACGCCTTATTGAAATCGGCAATACAAATTTTACTTTCGATCAAAAGAGTTTAGTCGTCGACACTACTGCTGTGGCGGCGTCGACGGCGGCGGCGCAGGATAATCTTTCAGAAGCAAGATATTTTTTAAATCAAATATGGTGGGATTTATTAATGGTTAAAGTTCCAGAGACAAGTAAGAAGAAGGTGGTTGATAAAATTAAATTAATTTTGGACGAAGGAGACAAAAATATTCAGCGCGCGGAGATGGACGAGCTCGCGGCGGCGCTGGCGGCGAGGGAGGGCGAGGAGGCCGCGGCGGAGGAGGAGGCCGAAAATATTATATTTAAAAATCTAAAAGATGTATTATCTTATTTTAATTCAGATACAGATAAATTTCGTAATGCTTTAAGTAAATTTATAGCATCCTTAGGTAATGACCATGAATTGGTATTAATAATGTTAGCTGGTTTACATAGATATGTATGTCCTACTTTTGAAGGTCAACGCACAATTAATTTTTCGGAAGGACCAGCAACCATTCTGCCGATATTAAAAATTGCCGATAGTGTTGATAAATTATTTGACAACGATGATGAACCGCAAACAATTAATGAATATAATTCACGTTTTTCATTATTAGAACCAAACGCAACGGAGAACAATGACGATAAAAGAAAACATAAATTACTGATGTTTGTATTTACTCAAATGGATAAATTAAGAAGTATATATGATAATGATGATGTGGATGAACCCAAAATAATTGATATCCTCAATAGGAGTTTCTTACATAAAGATTTTGACGATGATAACGCAGTTGTAAGCTTATTTCAAGAAGATTCTTTAAAAGGAACAAATACACTCATTGTAGAGGGAGTACCAGTATCCAAACCGGTTCAGGCTACTAAACGACGACCGCAACCTAAAAAAAAAAAATCAACATACGATTCGGACAATGAGTCCGTCACAAGCACTCTAACCTCGGCAAGTGAAGTAGGGGAGGGCGAGAAGAAGAAGAAGCCGGCTGGTCCCCCGCCCAAAGACCTCCACGCCTCCGAGGACTCTTACAGCACAACATACACGCGCAAAGCAGTATACAATACAATATTAGTAGAATTAAAAGACGCGGCGGATATTTGCAGCAGCGCCGCAACGGCAATACAAAACGAAATTGGATCACGCCTAGAAATAATAAACTATAAGTTCGATCAGAATGAGTTGAAGAATAGGTCTAGTGTAAGAAAAGATGCCAACTTCACAAGTTTTGACAATAATTTAAATCATTTCTATAAAAAACTAAAGGAATACAAAGCACTCGAGTCAGTGAGAACAGCCCCAGTCGGCTCTGATGCTAACAAACGAGTCAAATCTGCCGAAGCTCTTTATAATTATTTAAAAAAATGGTGGGGTAAGGTGAAGGAAGCCACAGAAAGCCTTAAGATAAAGACTTTTAAAACAACGTGGGAGTATGATAATGGCGTTTGGCCTGAACTGAGGGGGATGCCAACAATACACGCAGGAGGGGGAAAAGCTCCAAACAGATTAGCCTTGCGTAAAACCAATAATAAATATTCGTTTAAAAATAAAAAATCAAAAAGAAGGGTAGCAAAAATAAAATATAAACATAGTTTAAGAAAACATGGAAAGAAAAACAAGAGATTCACCGCGAAAAAAAGGAACTAGTTTTAAACAAAGACGACCATATAAAAAATTTTCACCAGATTCACCGCCAACTGAACTATCACAACAAGAAAAGGATATTCTTGGACGTATAGTTAATAATAGAAGAACAGTGCGAGATGATATGAAAGACAGACCAAGTTATAAATTTACTAGAAAATACAATAAGAAAGATAAACAAAAAGAACTAACCAAACTCCAAAAAAAATATGATAAAATGCCACGGGGTCCAGAAAAAACAAAATTAAAGGATAAGATCTCTAAAAAAGAACTACTTTTAAGTAGTACAGATTATGGAACGGCATTAGAAATAACAGACGATGATGATTTTGATGATAATCCGATTCCAGTTCAACATGCTGTTGCTATTCCAGTTGTGGATGCAATCCCAGCACCAAGAACATTGGGTCCTATTAAACTTTCAAAAAAAAAAATTAAAATGGTTTCTAATGCTCCACCTCGTCGTACTCCTCGTCGTGGTGTTATAGAAAGACTTGCAGATGCAAGAAAACAAGAAGCTATAATCGAAAGTAAAATGAAAGCACATAGGCGTACTAAAAGAGCATATAACAGAGAAGAAGACCAAGGTGATCGAGAAGATAATGATAGTGGAAGTGAATCAGATGATTCATGGGGAAACAGTGATAATGATGGTTGGAGCACCGATGACGATGGAGCAGGGCCGCGTGGTACCAAGGAGGATGAAACTCGGCAACCATCTTCTACTCGTGGTTCTGCCAGTAGAAAAAAAAAGAAAAAGGGGAAAAAAGAAAGAAACAAATCAAAAAAGGGGGGTAAAAAGAAAGGAAAGAAAGGAGAGAAAAAGAAAAAAGGGGGTAAAAAAACAAGACGTAAATCATAATTTTATCAAACATTTTCGCTGTTTTTTAGCAGACCCTTTTTTGGGCGCATTTTCGGGATCAAATTCCGTTTTGTAATCTGTATTATTGTAATTATTACTATCACAACTAATTATTTTATAATTTTCTTTTTTATAATATGATTTTCGTTTTTTCCATTGATTTGTAAATACATCGTGGTCGTCAATAATATCAACCACTAATGGCGTATGTTCCTTAGTGCGTAAAATTCTACCAACCGCTTGGGTTATATCCGTTTTAGGAGTAGCCATAACAAGAGTGGTAAGTGTTTTAATATCTAGTGCCTCGGACGCCATAGCATAAGTACCTATAATAATACTTTTATTTTCACTTTCTTTTAACGCTTGTTCTTTCATTCCACCAACATAGTAACCTACAGATGCGAATTTACGATGGTCTATTGCATCATAAAAATATTTTAAAAGACTTTTATTGTGTGCTAAAATCATAATTTGTTGTTTTGTATTTTCGTTATAAATGTCTTGAACTACTTTTAAAATGAATTCACTTCTAGGATTAAAGTTACATAATTTAGAAATCATTGTGCTGTACGCAGGGTTTCCTCGATAATCATATTTAACTTCATTAAATTCGTCATCAGTTGTTTTATAAGTAATAGCCTTAACTAAAACATTATCATTACCTTCACGGGTTTCTTTATATACAATATCACCAAGAAACATTTTAAAAACCTTAGATAGTCCATCTTTTCGATTCATGGTAGCAGACAATCCCAAAACATATTTAGTAACAATTTTAAATAATGAACGAACAAATACCTCAGCGGCAATATGATGAACTTCGTCTACAATAGTTAATCCAAAAGAGGAAAAGGTTTCTTCAGGGTATTCTTTCATAGACAAAGATTGTAACATACCAATAACAATATCTTTTCCTTCAATGTCAATAGTTTTTCCTTGTATTTTACCAATTTTAGCATTAGGAATAAATTGCTCTATTCTTTCAACCCATTGATTAAGCAAAAATCCTTTATGGACGATAACCAGTGTTTTCAACCCAACATCGGATGCGATTTTCAATGCACAAATCGTCTTGCCCCTACCGCACGGAACCTCTAGTAACCCCCCACCTTTTTCCAAATTTTTATGATAAGAGGAAACTATATTGTTTTGGTATGGACGCAATTCTCCTATAAATTTCATATTAGATTTTTCAGGTTCATCTAATTTAATAGCTTCTGGTTCACCATAAACAGACTTTCCATAAAATCTAGGGACATATAATTTATACATAGACTCTCTATAAATAGGAAATTTAATAGGCGGTGCTGGTGATTTAGGAATATAGGGCGCAACCATTAAATCATCTCTTATAGTTCCTTGTTCTGAAATACTTATTTTATCTTTATAAATACAGTAACCTCTTTTACCCAAATAGGTTTTAGGGTCAGCTGTCATATGCTATATAATCATGTTAGTAATGGTTTATATTATTTATATTAATATTTTTAAAAATAATATGTATATAATTATATAAATGATGAATTTCCAGGATTTGTTAAAAAAACAAAACCAAAACCAACTTGTTTTGGGAGTAGTTTTATTTATATACATATTATTTGATGTTCCTGTTCCAGAAGTAGTTAGTCCATTTATCAATAGTCTATTAGGTCAGGTAGTATTAGTATTAGTTGCAATAATGCTATTAATGTATTTTAATCCTATATTAGGAATTCTTGGTCTATTTGTAGCCTTTTTAATGATACGTAAAACAAGTTCTTCGTTAATACCTCAAACACCAGTATCAACGGTTACACAAGATCAAAAGAACAGTGAAATGAGAAAAATGAACGCGGAACGCAATAAAAATAAGGAATCTTTAGAGGAAAGCGTTATAAATAATATGAAACCACTAGTTAGCAATAATAATTTTTCAAATGCTTCTTATAAACCAGTTCTAGATGATAATATGGGAGGATCTAATTTGTAAATAAATAAAATATAAATAAAATTAATTTATATTTTATCCTATAAATCTACGTCTATTTCTTCTTCAGGAGGGTCTTTATCAAAAGTATGCATACGCTTTTGTTTTCGTGTAAAAGTATTTTTAACTTTATGAGTATGTGGTAGTCTTCTAACTGTGCGTTTAATAACAAATTTTCTAGGTCCAAGCATTGGAACATTACTAAATAAGGTTTCTTTTAACCTAGTCCATGCTTTTGATTTCTTTAGTACATTTAAGCGCTCTCTATTGGCGCGTTTTGTATTACTCCATGCGTGTTTTAACTTATTAACTTTTTTGGTATTACATTTTATTTTTTTGAATTTAGTTCGAAGTTGAGATTTGTCTCTAGGGTCAACTTGTATTGTAACTAATTTATTTCTAAGAGTAATTTCATATTTTTCCATATTTTTTCTAACATCAGGAACCTCAAAATATTTTCGATACATATCTTCATTTGCGGTGGGATTATTTCTAAATTCTCTATAAAAATTCTTTAAATTTTCTTTATCTTCTTCTGGGTTTTTTAATCTAAATTGTATTAAATCGGAAAAAGAAGGGTATTCAATAGTATCATATGTATTTTTCAAGACATATCGTTTTTCTAGACCAGACCATTTATATTGTAAATATCTTTCAGTAACATTTGATTCATTTACTTCAAGAACGCCATCAATTAGTAATAAATCAAATAAATTTTCTTTCGTTTTTTCGTCTTTAATTATTTTTTTAAAAATATATTCTCTTATATACTCTTCATTGGTATTAGTCCAAGGTAGCATAGGGTTATAATCCGCACCATCTTTACTTTTATTATCAGGGCGTTTTCTTGTATTTTCAGTTTCGTTTGAAAAAATAATACCATTTTCATCATCAATAAATCTATCATTACCTGAAATATGTGTTTTGCTGCGTTTATTGACACTTGTAACGGATGAATAAGGAACCTTATCCAGTGCGGATGGATCGTTTAAAATACTTTTAATCTTTTGAATAATTTTTGTTAAAAGTTTAATAGGTGTTTTATATATTGAAACAATCTTTTCATCAGGATTTTCTCCTTTTGAAAGATTAATTTCTCTAGTTGTATGTATTTTTTTAAATATATCCAATAATAGTTTTTCGCATTCATTATCAATAGCAGATTCATTTATTTTGTATACAAGATTATTTTTTTCCTTATCTAATGTGGTTGTTCTTTCTAGTTTTTTTTCATAAGTTTTCCAATCCATTTCTGCGATTAAATCATAAAATGTAAATAGTTCTTTATATGCTAATTGTAATTTAACCTTATCTTTTGATGTATCACTTGATGACCACATATGAAACAATGAATCAACCCAAGCTTTAATTAATTGTTGTTTTGATACAGTTGTTATATCTTTATTAAAATTAATACCAACTTTAAGATCTTTAAAGGGAACTCTTCCAAGAAATTCTTCTTCTTCTTTTTCTTTTTTATCCATACCTTTAAGATGTTGATTAAGTGTATCTTGATGTTGTTCGAATAATTTTACAATTTTATCAATGCTGATTTCTTTATCTTTGGTTACTTTAATATTGTTACTTTTTAATAAATAAATTAATTGTTCTCTCATATCTTTTAATATTCTATGTGCTTCTGTTTCTTCATCGCCTGAAAAACAACTGGAGTCATCCTCACATCTATCAATTAGTTCTTTTAATCTATTTGAAGGTAGACTAATGTTTTTTGTATCAACATAATAACGATCTGCTTGTTCTGCTGGGTCAATGTCTAAATATACATGTTCATCTTTATTTATATATGCAATTTTAATTTGAGGATTTGTTAATTTTTTTCTTTCAGAAACTCCTAGTGTTTGTTCGTCACTTAATTCAAATAAATAAGATAAATCATCAAATATTTGAAATTCATATGCATTTTCATATGGTTTAAATAAAAAATCCCAATCATTAACGATAGTATATTTATCAACGTTAGCTACACTAGTTTTTTGTCGTTTATCGTTTGGTAACCGCAAAGATGTTAATTCTTTAAATATTTCTTTAATATACATTTTAATATTATATAACGCAATTTGTCTTCGTTGAAAAGAACTAGGAGGTTGTAAATCAGGTTTTCTACGCAAAATTCTTTTCTGTTTATCCGTGACTACTTTAAAATACTTATCATAGCTAACAATAGTTTCTAAGAATTCTTCGCGATTTCTGGGAAAATCCTGCCGTTTTAAAGGTACCGCATCCGATAATAAAACGGTTAATGATTTTGTTGTTCGTTCGTCTGAGCGAATTCTATCAGAACTTTGGGTTACGTCATATTCAACTGGTCCTAATTTCCCCGACGGTGAACTATATTTACCAAATTTAACAGGTTCATAATAATAATTTATTCTTAAAACTCTTGTCATATTATATTAAATTTATATTATAAAATATATAAGATAAATTAACTAATTGATATCTATATTATTATTGATAATCTCTTGCTGTTTTTTTGCTTTATTTAATACATTAATTGCCGTTTCTATTTCTTTATCACTAATAACGCCGTCACTATTTAAATCAACCGCGTCTTTTAATTTTGTTAACGGTTTTGGTAAAATATAAAAATCGCTATTTTCATTTAATAAATTATCTGCTAAAACTACAAAAATAGCTGTTATACCAAGAGCAGTAAAGACCTCCCTTGTTCCTAACCATGCGATTGAAAATATCAATAATTGTCTACCAAACGCGTTTTTTATAAAATCCTCTTGATTGTCACTTAATTTAATTGTTATAAACTTTGAAAATAAATTCAAAGACAACAAAACTAAACCTGCAAAAATTTTACTACTATTTATGCTTTTTAAAATAGGATTCGTTTGTATTGATTTTATAAAAGCGGAATAAGTTTTTTTAAATGCTTTTAAATCCATATTATACTAATACTTAGATTTTATTTTATTATTATTTAGTTCTAGTCATTAATTTTTCACCAGCTAATACAGCAATAATAAACGTTACGGCAACACCCATTCCCGTAGTAGAGTTCTTTATCGTTGTATCAGAAGCAACACTAGTGAATAATACATACCATATTCCCATTGCTATAACAAAATTAAAACAATATGTTTTTAATTTACAATTCATAATTATATCCATTATATTTTTTATACCGCCATTCGTCTTAATAAAATATAATACCGCGCCAATATAAAGTAGGTTACACCCAAGCCCTACCATTGCAAATTCTGATGGACTAGGTTTTGATGAAGAAAGATAAATTAAAGGTGCGAATATAATTAAAAAAGTAAGCATCTGAAATATAAAAAATCCTGCTTTTTGAAAGGTATCCAAATTCGCTCCACCAGTAGGATTCAATCCTCCAAGTATCTGGAATTTTTTTTTAATGCCTGGGTTGCTATTTAATCCTTCTCTATATTTTTCTGAAACTAAATCAGAATTTATAAAATTTCTTATCTTATCTCCAAAATTTGCTATAGTTAATTTATCAGCAGCTTCTTTAACTTCTCCATCTTGTCCTGGAGAAATAGAATCATAAATCAACCTACTTGAATAAAATAATATAATAACTGGCATTGAAATTCCTAAAAGTATATCATACATAATCCCACCAAACTTTGTTTTACCAAACTTATGATGAGCTAATGCATTTTCTGGTCCACCACAAGCTTCATTATATGATTCTTTTGGTAATATATCATATAAAGTATTAAAATGATAATACTTTCCTAATTCAGAAAAAGTAATTACATTATCATCATTTTTTCGCTCATGTGTGAATAGTTTACTAATATATGTATCAATTTCATCAGCATTTTTATCCACCTCATTTACTTTGGCTACTATTTCTTGTAATTTTTTAATTTCATGATCTTTTATTGTTTCATTTTCAGAACCACCATACATTATATTTCCTGCTAATCGTGATAAAATTGTAAATGTAAAAGCAACACTAGTTAAATATAATCCTGATATTACCTTATCCTGCATACTACTATTTTTTTTTGCCATAATACTATATTTATATATTTTAATATTTTTATAATATAATAATGCCATTAAAGAAACACAAAACAAGAAAAAATAGAAAAAAAAAACCAATTATAGGAATTTTAACATCTCCTTTATCAAAAAATCAAGATTATCTAGCACGTTCCTATCTTTATAAATCATACGTCCAATGGGCTAAATTAGGAGGAGCACGCGTAATACCATTACAATACAATTTGCCTAAACATATTCTAGCTGTTTTATTAAAGCAAATAAATGGGATTATTATGATAGGTGGTTCTGTGTCTAATTTAAGATCCTACGATTATAGTACATTTAAGCATTATATTGGAACTAGTAGTTTTATAATAGACCATGCAAAAATGGAAAACAAAAAACATAATTATTTCCCCATTTTTTCTATTTGTTTAGGATTTGAAATTATGGGAATACTTTCACAACATAAATCTGTTAAATCCGCCGGAGATAACTTTATTAACAGGTCTGCTATAGATAATATTAAAAATACTGGTTCAGATTCTTTACATTTTACAGATAATTCTACCAAAATGAAAAAGATTTTCACTGAAAAAGATTTAAAACTATTACAAGAAAAACCGTGTGTATATTATTCTCATAAATTATCCTTTGATTTAAGCAAGCCGTATATCCAAAAAATGAAAAGGGAAAATACAATTGTATCTACTGCCGAAAAAAACAATGTAAGATATATTACAGCCTATGAAAATAAAAAATATCCTTTCTATTCCACATTATATCACCCGGAAAAGCCTTTATTTCTAAAAAAGGATAAGAAAATGCCAAAAGGAAAAGCCACTGAAATAGTTTCTAAAAAACTAATTTCGTTTTTTGTAAACGAATGTAAGAAAAGTAAAAACAAATGGATTGGTGGAAACAATGACGCGGATTTTTTCATAAAAAATTACACTTTATATGAAAAGAAAAATAAAACCTTTAAAAAAGGTCCAAAAGTTCCCACCTACCTATTTGGGGAAAAAGACAAATATTATGATTAAATAAAAATTTTTGTTATCTAGCAAATTTTAATCCACAATTTCCAGACATAAAAGAAACGACATTATATCTTTCTTCTATGACATGCATATCGTAAGTATATAAAAACATGTTTCGGTCCGTCTTTACAATACTTGTTACCTCACCGTCTTCACAAGTAACTTTAAATTCAAAATTTGGGTTTTGCGGTGGCTCAATTGTAACTATTTCTAACTCAATGTTTTTAAACTTGCTAAAGTTAATTGCACCAGATGGTTGGAAGTTTTTTGGATCACTGTCAATACAGAAATTATATGTGTATAAACCGTCTTTACAAGACCCTCTGGTTTTTAAATAATTTTCAAGATATTGGAAAATACCCGATTCAAATACATTTTCTCTGTATTTACCGTCACATAATATTCCCATAGAAACAAGGATATTCTTATCATTTTCGTATTGAAACTGTCCTGCTTCATATATATTAGATGTACTAAAATCAAGGGTTAATCCCCCAGAACTATGCACTTTATTTTCTAATGCTTTGACATCTACTGGTAAAGTATCATAAGACCAATTTGTATAATTAGACCATTGGTTTCTATCTTTTACATCATCTCTTCTAAAGAAAAAGGTCCAAGAACTAACTAATCCTGTGGTTGGAACGTTTAATTTAGAACTACCACGTAATCCATTAAATGTATATTCGTATATATCTTTTATTAGATAATCGTGGGAATTTATAGCAAAATATCGATTTTCTTCATCCGATAAAAAAGCATATGTTGATATTAAATGGATATCAGAATTCCAATCTGTTCTTTTATCAGTATACTTTAATTTATATGTATAATCCTCCTTATCGTGTTCTGGTGGTGATACTAAAAACCTATAAAATTCATGATTATCATTATTAGGAGACGGTCTTACATAATTCATATAATTTAAACTACTGTCAACCTCTTTAATAACGTATAATTCATTTACTGGTTTTAATGTTATATTTATATTTAATTCGTTATATTGCATTGAAGCCAAAGGAAATCCCTGTTTACTTGAACCAGAAAACCATGAACGAATTGGTATATAAATATTCCTGCTTCTAATTGACGGTTCGCACTCTACAGGTAAATAATCAATATCATATACCGCGTTTGGGTATTGGTTATTTCTTATACCATAATTAGCTGGGTCGTTTAATTCCGTAATATTTCCTATCATTTCATTATGTTTACATAACTCTGTATCTGTAAGATCTCTTTTATATAAAGCAGTCAATGCATTTCCACTATATTGTTGCAAAGTAGCTCCACCTGCTGTTATAGTTATTTCTTTAATCATTTGTGTTCCCAAATCAGGAATCCACTTAAATTCATAAGGAACCCATTTTCCAGTTTCTGTATCAGAAACTATAGTATAATTTCTATATATAGGGCTCCATATATTAGGCAAAGTCACTACTAAATAAGTGTCTAATAATAAATCTCCATATCTAGGAATTTTAAAATTAAACTGTGATTCTTCTTTTACCTTAAAATTTCGTAATCCTGTAAAATCTATTCTAAATTTTTGCAAACCAAAATTGGTGTATTTAGAATAGGTTGATCTAAAAAATGTTTTCTTTGGATTTCCATTTAATATTACATTTTGATTTCCGGTTGCTATTAAATTTAGTAATCCACCTCCCATAATAATATACAAATTATATTTTAATTATTTTTAATTATAAATATTCTTTTAATATATATAATGTTAAAATCTATTTTGAAAATTGACTCTTTTTTAAGAACATTTATTAAAAATAATTATTCAATTGTAGTTATATGTCTTTTATTAGCACTAATCTGTATTTCTCCATATATATATCCTACAGTTATCATAGAAGGAAACGAAAATATGGATTTATTTAAAAAAAAATATTCTGAAATGTCGCAATCAGGACACCCTAATGCTAATACTATGGGATTAACACAAAAACAGTTTGATAAATTATTTTTGAGAGATTTTTATATTAAAAGTTCTTACAATTCTTGTGCTGTAGACAAGAATTCCAGAATACTTGATGTAGATGCTATACCTATTTTGGCAACCCAAGGCGTTAGGTATTTTGATTTCCAAATATTTAGTATTGCGGATGAAAATGACCCTAATAAAACGGTTAAACCTTTTGTCGCTATTAATAAAACAGGAAATTCCTCATCTATTACATCTGATAACCAAGTTCTTTTAGAAGATGTATTGGCTAAAATAAAAAACGTTGCTTTTGCTACTGCATCTGCTCCTAATTATAAAGACCCTATTTTTATTAATCTACGTATGTGTACTAGTATTCGTGAAACATATGATAAAGTAGCTGATTTATTAAAGTCTAAATTAGGATTAAGAAACAAAAGAAATAAGGATACAAACGTAGGTAATTTACTTTATAAAAAAGTACATAATGCTTCAGAGGATCAAAGAACTTTTGTTTTTATTGAATCCGTATTATCTAAGAAAGATTTAGAAAAAACTATGTATGACGAATCTGATTTGAAACTAATAAATAACGTATATTTAGTTGGAACAGAAACTCTTGTAAATATTGATTATGAAAAAGTTACTAAAAATGATATGTTAGATAACAAGGCGTCTCGTATAACTATAGCTTCGCCTCCTCTTGTAAATAAAAGTGAAAAAATAACAAATGTTTCATTTCCCACTCCATACGATTGTGGTAACAAAACTCCTTGTTATCCAAAACCTATGAAATATGGATGTCAGTTTATGCCTATGTGTTATAATAGCGAGTTAGATAATAACTCTGGATCTTCCATCATTTCTTATAATATTATGTTCGACACACTAAAATCTGGAATGATAGTTAAAGAACCTGATTTGCGATATATTCCTCAAGAAATACCTATATTAGATACTTCAAAAATGAAAACAAATGATTCTGTTAATTCGCAAATGGATAACGCCATATCACAAAGTATGGCAATATAATATATTAGTATTATTCAAATAATATATTATAAACGATTACTTGGTCTTTTTATGCTTCTATAAGTTCTCTGAAACATTTCTTTATTATCACGAACTGTATTCTTAACCGCACGAATAGATTTATTCATATATTTATTACCAATACTTGTAACATCATTGTATATATCACCCAATACTAAAAATCCTTCTTTTTCTTCCCCTTCTTCATCTTCTTCTATTTTTTCATCCTTAATCTCTCTCTGTGTGCCAATAAAAGAATGAACTAAAATTATAAATACTAAAAATAACCCGTATAATAACATTTTTATTTTTTTGTTCGTATTAAACATTTTCATTATTATATAATGAAAATATTATATTTATTCGATTAATGTTGCTACGTGATCTCTTTTATCTTCTGAAATAGACATAGTATAATTATGTTTTATAAATTTATCCATTGAATTTTTCATACCATTTTTTCCTACATTGTCTATAATATCATTGTGATGTTTAGTATAACATGTTGGTTCAAACGCCCATCTTTCATACCTCACTACATTTATCTTATATTTATTTAAATCTATCATTTTTATAATTTCGCTATCAAATCCTTCCGTATCCATTTGTAAATAACTAATATGTGTAATATTATGCTCTTTACATATATCATCAAATGATATTCCTTTTGCTTTAAGTATAGCCCAATCCTCTCTTTTACCCCAATCATTCATTGGAATTAACGAATAATGTCTATTTGAATATACCATTCCATTTTCAGCTCGCTTTCCTTTCGCATGTATACCTTCTCCTACAACAACGCCTTTTCTAGATGGCATTATTAACTCAACGTCTTCTCCTGTTTTATAATAAATTGCATTAATATAAATAAATACATTTTCGATATCTTTATAATTTTTCTCAATAAATGGTCTCATCTCTGGATTAGGTTCAACTAAAATTATCTTTGTTGGTTTATCCTTTAAACATTTCTTTCTAAATCCGTCATCACCCGAATTAGTACCTATCTGAAAATAGACTTTTTCATTCGCCATTTTATAATAATAATAATTATTATTATTATTATATTTTAACTACTAACCTGATGAAATGTTACATTTGAATTTGAAATACCTACAACATTATCGGTATTTTCATCATTTACTAATGCATGAGACTGTTTTGGTCTTAATTCGCATTCTGTGGATATTTGTCCGTTATGATCTACGCATTTAAATTCCCATTTACATCCTGCACTGCAAGGGTCACATTTATCACTATTTTCAGGCCAATTATCCTTAACATATTCCCTCCAATTATCAATTGTGCTTACCCCATCTTTACATTTAAATATTCTATCCTTTAATGATTGGTTTATCGCAGAAGACGCAACTTCGGTATCAATACTATTCTCGTAAAATTCCAATCCCATAATGCGATTTTCGTCTAAATGTAATAGAACCATCAAAAATATCAACCCGTATATTATATTATTTGAAGTTAAATATACTAAAATAACTAATGATAAAATTTTTCCTATAAATGTAGATGAAAATGTTGCTAAAGAAAAAGGATCTCCTAATAAGAAATACACTATAATAAAAATTATAACAACTTCTGCTCCAATTGTAATTTTCATATATATATATCTATGTTTTGAATATATTTTTTTAGTATTTTTCAGTAAATTATTTTTATTTATTATCTCCTTTTTTTATAAGTATAATGTCATCATCTTTAGGATATTCATTAATTGAAGGAAATAGTAACCTACAACCAAAAATAAAAAACAATAATGCAACTAGAAAACATTATCCAAAACAGAAAGTCACTCTTGAAACTATGAAAACTCAAGAAAACGATGTTAATCCACTTGATGAAAATGATGAATCTGACGATGATAATTGGAATCCTCCGCCACGCGCAGAATTAACACAAACCCGTGATAATAATAAAAAACAAATTCACACTGAATCAGAAGAAGACGACGATGAGCCGGCTTTACATCGACAAAATGAACCTGTTTATAATTTTCAACAACAAGAAAATCAATACAATCCACAATATCAAAATAATCAAATCCCTCAATATTTTCAAGAAAATTTCCAAGGAAATGATATGCAACCGGAATCTGAATTAAATAAAAAAATTAATTACATGATTCAACTATTGGAAGAGCAGCACGACGAAAAGATTAAAAGTGTAACGGAAGAAGTTATATTATATGGATTTTTAGGAGTTTTCATAATTTACATAGTTGACGGGTTTGCAAAAATTGGCAAATATGTACGATAATTTAGGAAATACTAAAAATTAATAAATACATAAAAATTCTTCTTTTTTTAAAGGATATGTAGCATAATTATAAAAATAAAATGCAGTTTTTGTTTCAAAAATGTATTTATGTTTCTTTACTATATTTTCTATTATTGTACTAGAATTTGATATATTTTCTATTGTAATAAATAAAAAATTTGGTTTAAAAAAATAAGCTATATTGCTAAATGCATATATAAATAATAAATCACTACAATTCTGTATTGAACCAAAGCACTCTATTGATTTTTTATTGAAATAAGTTGTGCACGTATTTCTAAAAAAATAAGAGGCATACACTTTTCCATTTATAATTACACAATAAACATATACATTTCCTGTTTTAATTAAGTTTAATAGATTAGCTATAGAACACGTAATAAAGCATTTGTATTTATGCTTGTTACTTCTAATAAAATCCACTAATATATGAATATTTTTACTAGTTATATTTATTATATTCACAGACGAATGCAATTGATAAGTTATCCAGTTTTTCATATTAAACGTATATGTATTATACACAATTAAAGGGACAAAATGGTTAAGATTTGATTCCTTCTTAAATAACGATGTTAATATGGATGGTTGTTTATAGGATTGATTATAATAATGCGTTTGAATTAATTCCGGTCCAATGTTTTTTTTGCGATGTTCGTTATGCACGCATAAAAAATCCGCATAATATGTAATAAACGATAAACCATTTAAGGTAACCGTTAAAGGTCTACCTGAAAATACACCAACTACCTTTTTATTCTTGTAAAATAAACTTATATACGAATTATCTACTTGATTTTCAAAATAAGGAAATACATTACTATTTAAAGGTCGATAATGAATATGTTTTTCTTTATAATAATGTGTTTGTAATAAAGACATTATTTCTATTTTCTCTGAATGGGTTACATCTGTGTAATTTTTAAATACTATGTTTCGAACATTATAATATTTATTAATTTCCGGTAAATAATTATGAATAATTCTATTTGGATACATCCAGTAATAAATATTGTAATAATTAAATACTGGTTGCTTAGACCAAAATGAATATCTTATTTTAAACCAGATAAATAACAATACTAATATACAAATTATTATTAATAAAACGTAATACAAATACATATTATTAATAATTAATACTTTTATTTAATGATATAAGCTAAATTTTTATTATTCAGTTTTTTTAAAAACATACAAATACTGGTATTCATATCCAATATCTACTAAATCATATCTATCTATATATTTAAACCCTACATCTTTTGCCATTTTAAGAATTTCTTCTTGTTTTTCCATATATAAAGTATGTACGTTATGTCTATAATTACCGTTTTTCTTAAATTTAAATACTTCTTCAAATTCTGCTTTATTTGATTTTTCATTTAACTTAAAATTTGATTTATAGGTAAAATCATTATAAACTATTACAGAATTAGTAATTCTTTTGTTTACATAATTTTGAGGATTTACTAAGGTCATTGGATCGCCACTATTTGGAATAGGATCGAATTTATGTTTATTAACTAAATGAAATATTAAATACCCCTCCGGCTTCAACCAATTTCTACAATTTTCAAAAAAGTGTTTTTTGTCTTTCATATAATAAAGAGTAAAATAGAAACACGTAATGTGAGTAAATTGGTCTCTGTTAAATAAAAAAGAGTCAGAAGCATTTCCTACTGAAAATTCAGCGTTTGGATAATTATTTTTTGCTGCTTTAACCATTTCCGATGACTTATCTACACCCACAGCATCAATGCCATTTTTTAAAAACATACCTACATGATGCCCCGTTCCTGATCCTACATCTAAAACTTTACTTTTTTTATTCATTTTAGTAACATCTTCACTCATACTTGTTTCATATTTTATTTTTTCTTGATCTTCAATTAATGCATCATATAAATTAACATAAAATTCATCATATATATCATTGTTCTTAAAAACATATTTTTGATTTGTTCCCGCATTATCAAATCCTTCAAATGAATATGGTGATTGTAATGAACCACAACAATTAAATAGTATATAGGAAACTAATAATATCATCAAGATAACAACCCATTTGTGCGAATCTAATGATTTTGTAAATGAAGTAATTTGTTTTTGAAAATCCGTAAATAACGATAATTTATCAAACATTCTATATGTATTATTGTTATTTTTTTTGTATTAATTATAAATATAATGAATGATGTTGATATAAATGATACTAGACTTCAAAAAGATTTTCAGGGAATATCATTCTCTTCTTATAAAAAATCAGATGTTAAAAAAGAATTATTAAAAGCCATTAATAATAGTAAAATAGAAGATGCTTGTAATTGGGCTGCTGAATTAATATGCGCAGGCCATTATATCGACCTATGGGATAATATAATATTAATTTCTAGTAAAAACATTCATCTTGGTAATCCTAAATTACCTATTTACTTAAATATGAGATTTGAAAATTTTAAAACTATAGTTCAGGGAGGTTATACCGGCAATGAACTTTCAATGCGAAATAGTGCAAAAATTAGATCTTTATTTGCCGAAATTATAAGTATTTTATGTTTATCTAATAAAAAGCCTAGTTTTGAAAATATTAAAGTTAAAAAAGAAGAATTTGACATGATCTATTTAACTTCTAAAGTAAAAGCTCCGACTATTACTGTTATCAATAATATATTTAAATCAGGTGATCCAAAAGAATTATTATTACCTATTAATGAATTATCTTATAATCTAAGAAAAAAAAATACGTTACTGGCATGCTATTGGATTGAATGGATTATGGAATTTGAAAGTATGTGTAGAAAAAAAAAAGAGATATTAAATTGTGAATATAGAAACTTTGTTAACGTTAATGACAAGTTTTCTCGAGACATCATATGGATTGTATGGGAAGCTATATTTGAAAATAGCTCTGGAGAGATTATAAATAAAATATTAAATAATCTTTTATCCCTTTTCTCTATTAAATATAATTTCTCTTCTAAAAAAAAGCGAAGATACTTAATGTATTTCGCAGTTGAATTAGTTACTGAAGAGGTTAATTTAAATTTAGAAATGATAGGAGATAAAAAAATTATCAAGCATACGGTTGATAAAATTGACCTTATATATAAATCTATTAAAAGAAATGAGGTTTCTCCTAAAACAGATTATTTATTTAATAACATTACACAAAGGTCTAATCTAGAAAAAACCATTGAAAAATTAGATAAATTAAATTCCATTATTAAATAGTTAATTATATAAAATATCAGCTTATTTATATATGAATTCTAAGACAAAAAGCTATATTAATAGAATGACAGCTAAGCAATTAAAAGGTGTTACTAATAACATTACCTCAAAAACCAAAGGTATTAATGAATTAGCATCCAAAAATTTTGATTCTATCTCTAATAAATTACCCAGTGTTACTAAAAAATTCACACCTGTTTCAAAGAAATTAACTGAAAAAATAAATTTAGTCTCTAAAAAAGAATCCAGTGGAGATAGTAAAATTATGACCTATGCTATTGGATTTTTTGTATTAGCACTTTTAGGAATTAATTTAATATTATATTTAGGTATTTATACTGAAGCTGCTGCTGATTATTTTAGACCTATCTTTAAAACTATAGCAGGGGTTTTCGGATATACTTTAGCTGAAGGTACCAAGGTTACTACCAAAACTGCTGCTAAAGGAGCAAATGTTGCGGTTGATGTTGTTTCTGATACCACTAAAGGAGTTGTAGATATTGGCAAAGATGCGACCGTAAATACAGTTAATTTAGCACAAGATATGTCTGATTTTGATAAATTAAAAATTAAATTAAAAAACAATAAAAAAAACTACGAAAGCCCTGAACCTGACGATCAAGAAAGCGAAATTCAAAACAATAATCCTACAAAGAAGGCAGGGTATTGTTTAATAGGTAAAAGCCAAGGTATTAGAACATGCATGAAAGTAACTGACAAAGACGTTTGCATGTCTGGTGATATTTTTCCATCCAAGCAATTGTGTATTAATCCTGCATTAAGAGAATAATAATTAATAATTAATATTAAAATTAATAATTATTAATACTATAATGAATAAACAAATAGTTTCAATAACCGCATCAGCTTGTGAAAAACTAAAAACAATGGCCGTAAGCAACAACTCTAAGGCAATATATTTTTTCGTTAAAGGAGGTGGATGCAATGGATTCAGTTATCAGTTTGAACCCACTAACGAATCTTATGTTAAAGGCGATGAAGTAATAAATCGTCCAGGATATGATTTATATGTATCTAAGGAAAGTGTTTTGCATTTACTTGGTACAGAAATAGATTGGAAAAAAACTATTATGGGTGAATCCTTTCATTTTGAAAACCCCATGGCTGGTGCAAAATGCGGATGTGGCACTTCATTTACTAGTAAATCTATTGATTAACATAAATTAATTATATTTCCTTATTTTAATGAAATATAATTACTACACCATAAAAGAGGAAATAGATTTCGGTTTAGAAATGAGATGTTTGCCTCCATTAGATAAAATTCTTGACGATGAACATTCTATTTCTTCCTACGTTCACATGTATTATCTAATAAGACACGTATTTGCTGAACCCATTTTCGTCTGGTATAAACTACTATTTGGGTTTAAAATTAATATTAAGATGCAAGGAGATAGTTTATTAAAAAAAAAAACTAATTTTCAAAAGTTTTTTGAGAAATTTGAAAATGGACATGCCCAAAATCCTGAAATCTGAGAAAAACTCTTACAAAAAATTTTTAAAAAAAACGACTTCTTTTCATGATGCTTTAAATTTTAAATTTAAAACTTATTTTTCTCTCTACATAAAAAAAAAAGTTAAAAAAAAATAAGAGAAAATGATTTAGGAGCATTTTTTTATGTTGCTATATTATAAAAAAAATGGCAACAAAAAAAAATGCTCCTAAATTTTTTTGTGAAAAGTGTAACTACACAACAAATAAGAAAAGTTGCTGGAAGCAACATATAACCACACGCAAACATAATTCAGCAACACAAGCAACACAAAAATATGCTCCTAGTATAATGAAGTGTGAAATGTGTGATAAGACATTTCAATGTAGAACAGGATTATGGAGGCATAAAAAAAAATGCTTTTCTAGCCTTGAGCCAAAAGAAGAAAACGAAGAAAAAAAAATAGATAATTTGGAAGGAATGAATCAACAAGAATTAATTGATGTAGTGAAAAAAAATATGGAAAAAATAAATGATGTGTTGGATAATCAAAACAAACTTATGGAGACAATAGATAACCAACAGAAAATTATACATGATATGGCTCCAAAAGTGGGAACTACGAACAATTTCAATATTAATGTATTTTTAAATGAGGATTGTAAGAATGCAATTAATATGAGTGATTTTATTAAATCTCTCCAGATAGAAATTGCAGACCTAACTTATACGAATCACAACGGGTTGATCGAAGGTGTTTCGTCGGTTATGGTGAACGGATTGAAACAATTACAATTATGTGAGCGTCCGATTCATTGTACTGATCCAAAACGTGAAACCTTGTATATAAAAGAAAATGATTCATGGGAGAAAGAAGAGAAGAAAGATATAATAAAAAGTGGAATAGATAATGTTGTAAAGAAACAACAGAAAGCGATAAATAAATGGTTAAAAAGTAATCCTAATTGGAAAGATACAGAACAAGGTAAGGCGGAGTATTTGGATTTAGTAAAAACAGTGATGGGCGATGAATTAGATTCAGATGATTCAAAGAATCGCGTGATAAAAACAATAATGAAAGAAACAGTATTAGATAAATCAGAACTATAAAATATTTTATAAATGTATATATAATGAATTATGAAAGAATAGGAACATTAGTTATACTTGCATTAATATGGATGACTTTTCCTATCATATTAGTAGGTAAAGAAGATGGATACGCGAATGCAGTAGTCCAATCATTGTTTTTATTTTATTGGAGTTATATGGGACACGTATACGCGCATAATATTTCGTTAGAATATCCCTTAAATATTATAAATACCCACGTAAGTTTGCATCACAGCGAAGTAAAAAATGTTCCAAGATGGTTTGAATTGATGATAGAAGCAGGGAGTAATTTTATGGGGTTTTACATTCTTCATATAGCGCAATCGATTACAGGGATTAAGTTATTTAATTTAAAGCTAATATTATATTCAGCATTTTTGTATATAGGAATTCACATATTTTATTATAGTTTAACTGACAACAAGTATCATCAAGTTCATCATGATACATCATTTAAGAATTTTAGTCCTGAATTATTCGACATTATATTTAACACACGTAAAAATAATGTAAATTATGATAAGATTTCAATGATAAATGAAATAATTCCCGCGTTAATATCCTATTACTTGGTTGTATACATATTTAAGTTTAGTAAATGATTCTGTGAATTTAAAAAATATAAAGCTAGTCATAGCAGCTTCAAGTAATTTAATGTTTTTATAGGAAAGTACCACAAGGATACTTAATTTAACAACATAAGCCATAAGACACATACCAACAAGTAATTTTGGAAGATCATCTAATAAACTTTGTTTAGTGCATTTAATATTTAATGTTTTTTTAGCTATGTTTATTAGAAATTCCATGGTAGCATTACCTTCTAAAATATTAACTATGCAACCAAAAACCATAGTTTGTATAAAAACCAATAAAATTAAAAAGGTAATATAAGAAAGAACTAAAACATCATTACAAAAGAATAACATAAAACCAGCTATAGAAATTGCTACAGCATGTATAATAAAACAAACTAACAATGTTAATATAGTTTTAAAGTCCATATAATTTATATTAATATAATAAATTATATAGTTAATACTCTATCGTCTTCTTCGGTGGGTTCGTCCGCGTCTGCGTCTCCCGCCTTTTCGTGTTCTTCTCTTACCTCCAAATAATTTAAAAGAACATCCACAAGATTTCTTAGATTTACCTGCTCTTCTTTTTTTTCCCGATTTTCTTCCTTTTCTTCCCTTTTTCTTTCCTCCACCACTGGAACATGAACCGCATCCAGTAATAGCCCCTTGAGTGCTACCAAACAAATGATTGGTTTCGTTACTATTTAATGTTAAAGCCATATACTATATACTATTATTATAATTTTTCCATTAGGATAATTTCTTTTTTACTAGTAATCGTTTTATTAAATACTGTTTTTAAAGGAACCCATTTTGAATGTTGTGTATTAAACGTGCATTCCATAATTTTACTAGTATTTAAACTAACAAATTTATCATCGTTAATATTTTCAAATTCGTCTTCGTCGTCACTTTCTTCTAACGCATCCAAATTTTCATTTTCTTTAATATTTCTAAATATATTATTCATCATAACACTGGTTTTATAATCAGGAATAACAGCATACGAATGAAATAGTTTCGATTGGTCTTGTAAACAGTATAGTTCATAAATATCGTTTTGAATGTTGGGTCTAACTTCGAAAAAAGCTTTGGTATTAGTAGATTTTTTATATACTAGACTTAATGCATTATGAACTTGATTTAAATTTCTGAATTGTATAGCATAAATTTTATAATTTAAATGGGGAATAATACTGATTAAATCAAAAAAACTCGATTTAATTATAGGTAGTCCAAAATAAACATCCTTAGATGTAAAAATGTGTTGATTTAATTCGTTTTCAAAAATGTGTTTTAATAATTTTAATTTCTTGTTAAAATTATACAAACTAACGTTTTTATTTTTGTAATAATAAATATTTTCAATAAAGAAAAATCGGTTTTCAATAAAGGTTCCATAAAAAATGGTATTTTGTGCTAAATCTTGGTGGAAAGAAACAGGTAAAATAGAAACATTATAGATAGTATTATTTTTTCCAATTTCTAAAAAAAAACAAACAAATTCGTTTTTAAAATAAGAGAACCAAGCATAATATTTTTTACCTAAAGGTATTGCCATAACAATATTACTGTGGACTTTCTTATGTATTGTTTTAACATAAGAAAGTTCAAATGAAGGAAATCTTTTTATTATTTTATTTTTAATTTGCTGGTTCATTATATTATACTATACTAGCTATGGCTTTATATAATTATTATTTGTTTTTGGTATTTAAAAAGTTTTTTAATTGATCCTTCATAGAAGGTTCTTGATTTGTATTAGAAGAATTATCGTGTGTTTTCATTATATTTAAAATTTCTTGATATTTTTCATTATGTTTATGTAAAACATTATTAGATTTATAAATGGTAAGCGTGTCTTTTAAATAATCAAATATGTAGTGTACTGTAAATATAAGCACTATAGATAAAATAATGGTTTGGATAATAGAATAGTACATTTAATATAATATAAGATTACTTTGAAAAAATTACAACGTGTTTATATATTTTAAAAATTCTTTAATATCTTCTTGTATAGAGAAATTTTTAATATCTTCATCTTTCGATATGAAATATAGTTCATTAATAACGTTGTTATGATATTCAATATAAAACGTCAATGGTGAATTTTTACGTAAAGTATATTTATCAATAGTAATTTCTTGTTCTGTATAAAAGAAGGGACGTTTGTTTGTTCTTTTATGTATTTTTTTACTAAAATCGCACAAAAGTTCGGTATCACCTAATGTGATTTTTTCAGATTTGTCGTCAATAATTTGTAATTTTGAAAAATAATCATCCTGTAAATGATATATTCCTTCATTTGAATATATTATTTTCTTTGTATAGGTTTTAATCTTATATTTATCAAGTTCTTTATGGTTTAATTTTTTCGGCATTTTTTTCAGATGTATTTCCATATAACATATATAAGTCTAAACCATTTAAACCGATTCGTTAAAATGAATATAATGGTGAAAATAATCATAGTAGAAAAAACAGCAAAATTAAAAGAAATAAATGTTAGAAATTTAAAGGAAGACGAAGTGTTTAAAAAGTGCGGATATAAAACAAACGCTGGTTTTGAAGAGAGGGCGTGTTGGTCTGTAAAAATCGAAGGAGAGAAACATGTTATTAAATGTTATGCTAAAGATGAAGGTCGTGCAAATATGGAGAATAAGTATGACCTACCGCCTCCTGTAGACACCAAATTATATTTTGGAAATATTGCTTTGGTGAAAATGGATCCAGATGATAATAGTTTCGAGGATTTAACCGTAGATTTGTGGGAAAAGGTATATGAAAAATTATTTGGAGGGTTTGAAGATTTGGCGGCAACTGCTGCGGAGGATGAGAACGAGGTTGATGAATTAGAAAATGTTCCTAAAGAAATGAAAACAAAAAATGGGTATTTAAAAGACGGATTTGTAGTAGATTCAAATAGTGATGAAGACGAGGATGAGGATGAGGATGAGGATGAGGACGAAGATAGTTGGAATGATGAGGGAGTTGATTCTGAATTAGAATATGAGAAATACGAGTATTCAGATGAGGATGATGATTAATAAAAAAATTGATTTAAACATTATAATAATAAGAATCTATTATAATGTTTGAAATAGCAGATCCAGATAGTTTCAGAAAAAATATAAGAAATAAACTACATGATTTAATGAATAGCGAAACTATTTCGCTTAATATAGAAAAAGGAATTTATAACTATAGTATAAAAGAGGCGGGTATTCGTACAGTGGTTAAAAAATGGGAAAACCCATATTTCGTTCAATTGTATGTAGATAGATTACGCAGCGTATATTTGAATTTACATAGAATGGATTCGTTGCGACAACAAGTTATATCGAAGAAGATCAAGGCGCATGAGGTAGCATTTATGACGCATCAAGAAATGGATAATGATAAATGGGCGGAATTGATTGAAGAAAAGAGGCAACGTGAAAAGAGTAAATTTGATGGTCCCAAGGCTACAAGTAGTAGTTTTACTTGTTATAAATGCAAGGGCAACAATTGTACGCATTATCAGTTGCAAACTAGATCAGCGGATGAACCGATGACAACATTTGTTACATGTTTAACTTGTGCTTACCGGTGGAAATTCTAAATGTGTAAGTTTCCAACAATTAAACCATTCCTTGCAAATTTCATCTATAAAATCTTCAAATTTTGAAAAATCGTTAGGATGTATGGGTTTAGATATGGCATTTTTAATACATATATTTCGGCGACAAGATAATTTTTTTTCATTTAAAACCTTGTCTTTATTAGAAGAAATAAAACATTGAACTGGTTTAAGTTTATGTTCGTATATTCTTTTTAAAAGTCCATATTTTAAATAACTTTTTAGTTGTTCTATATTTTCCAAATTGGAATAATTTTTACGTGTTCCTTCTGGATAAATGGAAATCCGATTAGAGTAGGATGTATTATGATTAAGTAATTTTTTAAATGTAATATGTGAAGAGGATTTTCTATTAATAATAATAGCTCTGCCGTCAATATAATTAAATAAGGAAACAGGACAACATATATAGGCTAAAAGTCTTCCGGTTTGAGAGGACTTTGAATAGTATTGATCTATTGCGAAATCGGTCCATGAGCGATGATTGCATAAAATAAAGCCTTTATGAATCAAAGGTTGATTGTTAACTTGTATAAAGTAAAAGTTAGTTAAAAACTTAAACATGGTTACTGTTATTTCCCAGTTAACAATTTCGGTATTCAAAAGATACTGAATTACATATATTGGTGGTAAAAATAAAAAAGGAACTATTTGAGTAGAAAACCATACAAAAAAAAATAGAAGCATAATTAATATAGTTTTAACACTTATAATATTTTATTTAATTAAACACATATGTTTAATAAATAAGTGCTTTAAGAAGAAGAGAATTTTTGATTATATTTTTACATTCTCCTATCATTTTATGTCTATACACACGATGTATTTTTTGAACTTTAATAGCAGGTATAATTGTATTATTTAAATTTACAGAAACACAACATCGTGATTCATACCATCTTTTAACAGGATGAATGTTTATTAATTCATTGCAACAAATATTTGATGTTGTAAGAAGTAATAGTCCTAGGCTATTTATATATTCTGTTAAAAATAATTTTCGATCACTTATAGACCATTCCAAGCCATCGGATTCTTCAATATCTATTTTTATAGTCTCATAATCATAGAACATATACTTTTTTTTATTATGATGAATCATTCCATAGGGTGTGCATTCAGATTTAAATATGCTATTCATCTTTCTTGAAGATAATATTTTTAAAATACTTTTTCTAAAAGTTAATAGATTTTCTTTATCAATAGTTACATTATAACCAGGAATGGTAATACCACAGTATTCAGTATTTTTATTAGTAGTTAAAAACGATAGTAAATCTTTAACTGAAAGATAAGAAGCAATATCTGTAATATTGTTGCTGCATAGATGATTCATTTGTTTATAATAAACTTATTATAAACAAATATTTACTTCAATTTTTGTTTTTATTTTTTTATTCATTTGAATCTTGCTTTGAGCCTGACGATTCTTCTTCCTCTTCATTAAAATTATCTACTTTTATAGCATTATCTGCTGCCGCCGCATCCTCGGCATCGTCGAGAGTGTAATCAGCTGCTGACATAGTTGGCGCTACGTTTTGCATGTAATTATGTGTATAATTGTAATATACCAATTCATTATCTACCATCCCGACAATCCAGCCTGTTATTTCGTTAATAGTCAATTTATTTTCTGCTTCTTCTTTCATTTGTTTTTCACTCTCTTCATTATATCTTGGTCTCTTCGAAAACAGAAGCAGCGTTTCTGCGGCATTCTGACGCAGCATTTTTAAATATTCATCAATAATTTGATTTGACGTGCTATTTTTATCTCCTAACTTAGTAGAACTTGTCGATGGCTCAGACTCACGTTCATCTAGAACACGATATGCCGCCTCCACCTCCTCCCTCAACTTCGCCCTTATACTCCTCAACGCCGCCCTTTTATCCCTTGCATCTGCTTGCGTCGCCGCCACCGCCATCGCCGCCCCACCCTTCCTAGTATTTTTTTTACCAGTTTTCTTTTTTTTACCTCCACCTTTTATAGTTTTTTTTTTACCTTTTTTATTTTTTTTGCGAGTGGAAGAAGCAGCGTTAGCAGTGTTATTTCGCAGAGATTTATACATTTTGTATCCGTGTACCTCTAGTTCGTCTACAAAATCCATTCCGGTTTCTGCGTAAGTATCAGGAGTATAATCGTATTTAAAGTTAGCTCTTTCCTTAACGTCGTATAATCCAGTCATGTATCTTTTAAGTTTTTCTTTAATGGTTCTTTTTTCTTTAAGTAACGCCATTAAATCCTTCATTCTATTTTTTTTCCGGTCAGACCGGGTGGTTTTTCGTTCTTGGACCTTTCTAATTTTTTCAACTACAACACCAAGTCGTTTAACATAATCAGTAGTAGAAGTTCTTTCGGCAGTGAAAGGGTGATTCACGAGTTTATATCCAAACAAATGATAATAAGTAATTACATTATCCAAAGCATCAAGAGTGATATATTCGCAGTTATTTTCTCTAGAAAGTAGCTCAATTAATTGTAAAATCTGCTTGCCTTTTTTTTTAAGATTTTCTTTTCTAGTTTTAACTTTAGATGCGATAGCGTTACAAAGAATCGAAACATTTGAATACTTAATGCCTTTTTTATCGTGTCCTACATATATTCCAGCTATACCTCTTATGGATTGAAATCTTTTTTTTGCATTGGGTTCTTGTTGTTTAGTATCCGTCCAAATAATTAATAGGTCAACTCCTTTATCATTTTTACTAAGAGTAATAGTATCTTCTTCATGTTCGTATAAATCAGCCTCAGTTAATCCTAAAGCATTTCTAACAAAATCATTGGATAAATTATTTTGACATACTATATCAGAAATTTTTTGTGAGCCCAATTTTTTAATTATTTTTTCAATATTAACCGCTTGATAGTTTTTATTTTGATTATCAGCGTTATAATAAGGTACATATTCTAATGAATTTCTTTGCCGCTGTGCTTTAAAAATAAATATTCCTTCCATTATTATAATAAAGAGATATTTTATTATGGTATCGTGTATTCGATATTAGTTTGAATGAATGGAATAACTTTCCACGCGGAAATACTATTAATATATGTTTTTCTGTCTTCATTAATAAGACGCACTTTACCTTTCCAGGCTCCACAAATATACCATATATTATTAAAATCAGAGTAAATTTTATTACCATCATCAAATATATTAATAAAGTTTCTTTTATCATAATCAGGTTCAAACAGTTTCCATTCTGACATTATATAAATATATATATATATATTTATATACTTAAAAAATAAATTAAACAATCAAATCTCTCTCATATAATAATTCTAATTGCAGTGTAAACCCTACATCCATATTATTTAAATTTATAATCTCTCCGTGTTCATCCAATAATTGTATATTAAGTCGCTTCAAATCTATAGGTCCATTGTAGTTTCGCTTAGAGCCGGTGCTACTTCTCATAAAATGTTTGGTGTCTTGCAGGCAAATTTTAGCTAGGATATGTTTATTAGAGAGATTATTCTGAAGACAAATAGAATTAGTTTCATTAACATTATTTTGAAAATCATTTATACAGAAATAAAAATATCTTCTAGTTCCGTCGTTGAATAAACCCTCTGATTCAAGTGAAACATTTGCTTCTAAGGTGTAAGACATTTCCCGGAATCCTAATAACCATCCAAAACTTTTCATTTTATCGTTTTCACTACTAGAAAAAGTAATTGTAGCATCACTAGTATTTGTAATGGTAGTTTTTAAAGTATTTGAATTTATACTAAATGTAATATCCGCGTGTTTTGTGTCATTAATAGCGGTTATAATACTTGTAGAATCATAGTTACCGTCAGCAATGGAGTAGGTAGTTCCATCAAGGTCATAGCTATGACTGTTACATAAATACCAAGAATCAGGTAGTTCTATAGAAGTAAGTTGCATAGAAACAACATTATTTATTTCGCTGGGAATAATGTATCTAAAATCAGATGAGGTCGAATAAGTATTTGTATCTTCTCTAAAGGAAGAATTAAAATAAAGATTTCTAGTTTGTAGTTGGCGTTTAATGGAATTAACAGAACCAGGTGCTAAAGGAACATGAGATGATAATGTAGGCATAGGTTTTGACCTTGCATAGCGATCTTGAATTCCTTCAGTAATTTCTTCTGGAGTATCATCGTTAATTTTTATTTTAAGCTCTTCATTATTTTTAAGAACAAGCTCTAAAATTTGTTCTGGGCTAGGAAGTCTTTCAAAATCAGGAATTTTAAGTATGTCATCGTATAATAAGGTATCTTCTTCAATCTCTGGGAAATAATCTAAATCAAATTCGGATTTTTTTTCTCTGTATTTATGGATACAATTTACGATAATAAAGGTTTTTTTATAAAAATGATAAATATCTGTGGAGACATTAGGTTGATTTAATAGGGTAATTTTTTTCTTAAGTTCTGCTAAATGACTTGTTTGAAATTCGTATGGTAGATTTAATAAATGTAAAATATCGTAAAAGGTATAATTTTGAATATTAAAATCTTTTTCCATTTAAATTATATAAATATTAATTAAAATTTTATTCTCGGTCTAACAAAAAAATATTAGTTTGTTGTATTATTTTATGACAAGGAATATTGAATTTAGTGCACCAATTAATACATTTTTGAATATTGGTTTGTTTTAATTGTTCTAATTTATCTGTATTTTTAGAATTTTCAAGCAATTGTATTGTATTATTAATACAATCTAATTGTTGTTGTCCCAATACTGCGTTGACTTCCTCTAGTTTGGTAATAAAAATATTAGGTAATTCAAAATTAAGAATATAGGTAATATAGGTGCAATCTTTGGTTTGTTCTATAGTATCTAAAAAAACTGGCAATAAAATATTTTTTGGTATATTATCTTTAAAAGATTTACAAATGACATATCTTTCGGAATTTGCATAGCGACTGGTATTAGGTTTCATTATGAAAATTTTATCATAGAAACAAGATAACATATAAATCATATCGCATGTAGGTTTATAAAAAATATCAAAAAATTTAATAACAAATGTTCCGTGTTTTTTTTGCATTATAATAGCATATAAAATTTGCGCTAAAATAAGTTTAGACGACAACAATTCTTGTTTATTAAAATCTACAGAAAAATCAAATCCGCCGTCACCAGTTATAATATTCATAGAACTCGCGTAATTATCATAACAATGTTGAAGATTTTCTGATTTTAACAAATCACCGTCTTTACTTTTTCCACCAACAAGTTGGACGTTTGAATGCCTTTTTAATATTTCGTTTTTTTTCCATCCAGGAATGTTAGAATCATCATCATTAATTAAAGTCATTCCATAATAGGAATCTTTTTTACTAATAGGGTATTTACTTCTAAGCCAAATAATAGCTTCCATAAATCCTCCCGGTCCTTCTGCTAAATGAAAAGTGGATAAAATTTCATTTTCATATCCTTCCAACAAATTTAAATAATATACCATTTCAATTAGCTTATAATATGATCTGGATATAGGTTTTGCTTTTGATACACTACTTTTACAGTCAGGTATTTGTGTATGAATATATTCATATGGGTTTACATATTTTTTAATATTGTCCCATTCATTTTGGAATTTATCAATATCTTGTTTAGATTTTTTTAAATAAAAAAACATAGTTTTTGATATAATAGGTTTATCGGCACATTCATCATTGGTATTACAGTTAATTTTCAATATATTAGTTATATTTGTATTTCTGTTTATAAAATTAAATGCGAAATAGCTCATAATATTTATTTATGTTTTTATCTTTATATTATTAACCATAATCTTTATTCACCATCTTTTTTCTTTTTAACCAATCTAATTTTTTTAGGTTTTTTAGAAACTTTTTTAGTTTTCTTTTCTTTCTCATCTTTTCCATCATCTTGTCCTTGTTCGGATAGGTCTTTTTGTTTCATCCAAGCAGGACGGTTGTCTATTTTTCGTTCTCCTATAAATGTATTAGCATCATCATCTATATTGCCGATATCACCTACTTCGGCTTCAACGTCTCCTTCAGGAAGGCCGTCAGCATCATCTTTAGTTTTTTCATCAGATGTTCCTAAATCCATGACCGGTTCAGGGTCTGTTATTTTAACAAATACGAAATAGTTATTAAAGAAAGAAATTTGTTTTTCTTCGCTAGTCATATTTAATGCTGAACCAACATAAGGGCGATATTTTGGAAGTTTTATATCTTGATACATTTTGTTGTGTAATTCTTTGAATCCTCCAATACCCGAAGGTAATTTAAATTCAGCAGCCTCTTCGTCAGTGATGGGTCTAAATCCATTATTTTCCATAACTCTTTTGAAATATTCAAAGTTAACAAGATATTCTCTAATAACCTTATTAATGGTTTCTTGATAAACATTAATGGAATACCCAAGAGATGATTCATCGTCATTAAATGATTCATTAGAATAACCCTTAGAGATTTCCCATATTTTTTGCCCGTTTTTCATAATTGTTAATGTTTTCTTTTTTTTCAAAGCATCAAAAATCCTTTTACCATCGTAACAAGTTCCTATAAAGTGTCCCCCAATTTTAGTACATTCAGAAACATTTTTAACAAAATTATATAGAGTTGTTTTATTTTCAAAGAAATAATGCAATGCAAATTGACAAGAAGATACAGAGAACCCATTGTTTCCTTTACCGTATTGTCTAACGACGCCTTCACCTAGAGATGTATCTTTTGGAATATCTCCAAAAATGGACTTAGAAATAACGATATCTTTTTCGTTGTAATACGCAGAACCGTCACGAATATTAACGGAACTATTACCTTGTAGAAATAATGCGTAAGGCATGCGAGGATTATCCTTTCTTAAATTAAGATATCTAGCACAGGCACCACGTGTTCTATTTTCTATATTATCTTTTGAAACATCTACACCAAATACAAATGAAAGTTTGGCCTTAATCCATTTTGAAAAATCTCCGCCCATACCTACCGCAAAATCAATTAAGGTGTCACCTGGTTTGGAAACCCCTTTTATAAGAGAATGTTTAACATATAAATTATGAAAATTTCTCAAAGATTCAGTGTAACTAAGACTAGAGAATCTATTGTAATATACGTCGTCATCGCTTTCTAATTGTGGAACAGATTCTTCGCCTTTAAGCATATCTTTAGAAATAGGATTATGTATTGAATACCAATTACTGTTTGCGACGTGATATGCGTTACCGTATTCTTTTTCTCCTTTTTTAAGCTTAGCTGTTTTATCATATCTAATTCTAATAGGAACCCATTTATAATGGTCTTCATTGGTTTTAACAAATTTAAATTCAACAATAGTTTCGTCATAAAAGACTTCACCGTCTTCTGTCATCATTTGATATTCTCCAAGTGAATCTTTTTTAAGTGGAATATAACAAATGTGTGTATCAGAATCACTTGGATTGGTTGGATAGAATGGAGCTGGTTTATATTTATCCTCATTATCAACGTCGGATCTTAATGAAGGGATATTATCTAAGTAAACATCATTGCATGGATTTATATACCCGTGTTTACTTTCATCAAACCCACACCGTAGTTGTATAATTTTATATTGATTTAAATCGGTATCACCAGCAAGTCCAGTGCCTTCTTTAAATAACGTATTGGTTATATCCCCACCGTTAGCATTTTTTTTTGTAGTAACCAAGAAGTCAATTGTATTAAATTCAGGGGGCTTCCATTTAAATGATAGTTCCCAGGTAATCTTTTTATTTTTGGAGGCTTCGCCTGGTTTTGTGCAACCAACTCCGTATTCTAAAGGAGTAAAGATTAATCCATCTGTTTCGTATTCATACATACCGTGCTCCATGTCGTTTAATAATTCTTGACAACCCTTGAATATATCGTTTTCTTCTATACCGCTTTTAAACCTTTTGGATGTTATGGTAAGAGGCGGGGATTGACCGGAATTTTGCGCGGATACAAATTGTTTTTTAACTACATTTTGAAGTAATGGTAATCTAAAATTGTTTGCCACATCCTTTGGTTTTGTAGGAATAAAGCCCTTATTTCGAACAGATTCGTTGTTAATAAAATATATATCGAAGGCTGCAAATAGATTAATAAATTTTCCATTTTTATTATGCGTAATATGTTCTCCATCAAGTAACGTATTTTTAATAGCAGCATTAGTAGTTTTTGTTCCAGTAAACTGAAAATCCATATTTGTGTTAATTAAATATACAAGTCCTTTTTCATTAATAAATAATAATTTACGTTCACCATCTGCTTTATCGGTAACAGAATACATTCTTCTAATATTAGGCGCTGCGGTATCTTGGTCCAGTGGTTGTATATTAACCATCTGTAAAGTGTATGAGGAAGGACCGCAAAAATCACTGGATCTTAACCATCTTTTTTGCGGAGAACCGTATAACATTTCAAGATATTTAGATTTTAAATCAGTAATTTCAGGATAAGAAATAGGATAAGGAGTATCTTGTAATCCAGATAAAATATGTTTTATTAAGGTCATTAAACCGGTTTTAAGTTTTTCAACATTTTGGTCAGACGTTAAAGGAGTCTCTAAACAATATTGCTTTATAAGTTCATTATTAAGCTCAATTTCAATTTCAAATGTTTCAGGGTTTTTAAAAAGCCCAGATTCTTCTATATTATATACAGGAATAGGTTTATTTCTTCTGTCGGTAGTGCTAGATTTTACAATACTCATATCAATTTTAAAAGGTAGAAGAGGGTGAGTGAATGTTGTTCGGTTCATATATCTAAATATTTTTTTAGTTTCGCCCCATTCTGCTATAAGGGATTTAATAATACCAGCATTTTTGAATAGGGAAATCTCTTTTTGATAGGAAATTCTTAAATTATATTGGTCTACATTTATAGGAAAAACCATATTTTCATTGGCGTCTTTAATGAAGGTTTTATTAACAAATTCAACTGAAAAATCGTTACCGTCCATTACCTTAGTTATGCTATCAGTTTTACAATAATCTTGTATGGATGTTATGCCTTCAATTTCGGATCTAATTCTAGAAACTCTTTGAGAACCAACAAGAGTAGGATCTATAAATTCATTTTGAATTTTTAAAATATTCATACCGTTTTCTCCGTCAATAATGGAAAACCCTTTTGATTTCAAAACTTGAATAACTTTTTCAAATTGTATTCTAGTAATTTTCTGACCTTTTGTACCAAAGCGAGTTTCCAATTCATAATTTGTATTAGTTTCTGTATTGGTTGAAAACTTATCTAAATGTAGTTTTAGTAATTCTGGTAGAGATAGTTCTGCTGACATAATATATATTAATAAATAGATTAATTTTATATTTTTTCAATTTTTTATATAATACGTAATATTTCTTCATATAGGTCTTTTTTAGTTTTTTTTTTATTAGCGAGGGTGGTTTGTATGTTAATTTTAATACATATATTTTTAAGATCATCGTAACTATATCCGGATAAAGATTTGATGGGTTTTTTAAAATTTTCAATTAAAAAATAGTTGTTGGTATAATAAAGTAACTTTATTGCGGAGGCGTTTATATATACACCTACACAGTTATTTTCATCTAATATAATATGTTCTGGTTCGTTATTACCAAGGTTATAGTATTTTTTTCCGGTAACATAAATCAAACTAATATTATTATAAACGCATAAAGCGCGTAGAGTATCTAAATTAATTTTTTTAGAATGAAATAAATCGTGCTGAATGTCGTGTTTTTGAAGTTTAAGTGGTTTTAATAAATCAGGATTTTTTTCAATTAAGTCTACGTTTTTAAGTTTGAAATCTTGTTCTGTTTTAAAATGATTTGTGTTAAAGGATTCAAAATCATTATTAATAATAGTGTAAAAACTCCATAATAGTTTATCATTATAATCAATATAAATAATGTCTTTTTTTTTAGTATTAAATGTTTTATTCACCTTAGTAGTTTTTTGTTCTATATGATAAGTTTTATAAGTATTATTATTAATAGAAAATTTATCATATTCAAGTGGAGGAGTAATAGATTGAAATGGAGTGTTTTTATTCATGTGCTAGTTCTGTATTATTATATTCGCTATCTTTTATTTCATTTTTAGAATTACAAAAAAAAGTTTTTTTGTATTCTATTTTTTCATTTTCTAATTTATTTAGAGATGCTTCTTGTTCGCAAACGTAATTTAAATAATTTTGAAGAAGGTCAACAATTTTTTTATCAATAGTAGTTAAATTAATAAAAACACCATTGCTATTTTCATTAACAGGAATTTTATTATTAACTAAAATTCTAAGTATTTCGATTTGATGTTCCTTGGTTTGTTTTTCAATTGTATCTTTTATCTTCAATAAATCTTGATTATCACTCATTATATTATAAATAATATAATGATTGCTTTAAATTAATTCTCAATTATTAATCTAGGTTGTTTTTTTGGTTTCTTTTTTTGTTTTTTATCATTATCTACTAATTCAGCAATAACCGATATAGCAGGGTCGTTTAATTCATATCGTTGTCCTATGATTTTAATTAGTATAGGGTCATTTTCAGCTATAGAAGAGAAATATTCTGGATTTTTGTAATGATGGTCCCGTGCGATAAATATAATAAGAGGAGTAGGAGTTTCATCGAGTTCTGCACGTATTCCTGCTTTAGTAATATTTTTTGCGTAACATTTTACGAGCATGTTTTCAACAGGTAAACATATTAGACATTCAAACGTAACCTCAAAAAGAATCTTTTCTTGCTGTATTAAACCACTGGAATAAGTAATAACTTTAACTGAATTAGGTTTTATATACCCTTCAATGCAACACTTACCTTCAATTTGCCTTGCGATTTTGCTTTCAATAACTTCTTTAATATTGCTACCTATAAATTTAAGTGGAATTTCTAATTTTTTTGTGATAAGTCCGTTGGAATAAATTTTATCGTTGTTAAATCTGGCTATATCTGGCATATTATATATTAAATGGATATATTCTTATATAAATTTCAATTTTATATTTTATAAAAAAGAAACTCGTTCGGGATTAACAAACCATATTTGTTTTTTATGGTTTATTTTATTAAGATGTCGTAAAACTAGTTCTTGTAAATTACAAATTTGATTTTGATGTGTTGGTATAGTTATATCCTTTTTGGTTATTTCTTTTATTAATTTTTCTAAAATACCTATAAGATCGTTCTTTTTAGCTTGGTCGCATCTGCGTCCTTTTTCCTTAGTTTTGGTATTATCTGCGAATTTAAAAACCATTATATCTTGTTTTCTAAATGGAGTGATGTATCCATATACTTTTGATAAATTATTAGTATGAGCTTCTTTAATTTCTTTAACTTTTGAAGCGTAATTTTTTTGATATTCTGGTATGGTTTCTTTCCATTCTTTATTTTTAAATATTAAAAAGATTTGGGTCATTTTAGTGGTTTTATTGTTTAATAGAATAACGGCAGGAGTGTTTTCATGAAACATCATATGTTCTTCTAAATATGCTTTAATATCTCTGTTAAAAGAATCTAGTGTATCTAAATTGTATAAAATATTTAATAGTTTAACTTTATTATCGTATGTAAGCATATCTACGTGATGGTTCATAATATATTTTTCAATAATCTCTCTATCAATACCAATAGATTCTAAAAGTCTTACATTAAATCCACATACTTCATTCCACGTATGCTTAGATCTAATATCTTTTTGTTCTTTTATGATAAAACAAGCGTCATAGTCATCTTTTAATTTTTTTAAAATGTCGCTTGAATCATCTCTTTTTTCTTCTTCACCGTCGCCATCATCTTTGGGTGTCTTAATAGGTTTTTTTTCTTGTATATTTTTATCGGGTTTTGGTGAAATATCTAATACTATTTTGTTTCTTTTTGGAGGAATAGGGTTACCACGTTCAAATAATGATATATTATTATTTGATAATTCGGATGGTTGAAATAAATAGTAGGAACCAATGTTAATTAAGTGTCCTGGTTTATTATATCTATCATAAATAAATTCATTATTATCATTAACCATTTGGTCTAAAGCAGAATAAATTTGCATTAATGAGGATTTGTTGCGAACATTTAGATGTGAAATAAGGTCTTCCTTTTTTAGAAAATAGAATTCTTTAAATAATTGCTTTATTTTTTGAATAAGAATATCATTATTATATTTTGAAAAGTTTTCATTATAGGTGGTATTTAAAATATCAGATTCTTGTATTTCTTTTTCTTTTTTGCATACAAAATTACAACTTTCCATATAGTCGCATATATCACTAAATGGTTTATCGCCTATTTTATAAGGAACTGTATTTTGGGATGATAATAAAAGGTCATATGTTTGGTCTAGTTTTTCTTCTGTAAAGTTACCTTGTTCTTTATTTAAGAGACAATCAACTGCGTTTTGTTTTAAAAGCCTGGATACTTTACCAATTTGAATAGCCTTTTCTTCGGCTCTTCTATAAATATATAAATCAGTGGATTCAGTGTCATTGGAAAGAATAGTTCCATATAAAAATATCATTACGTTTCTTTCAATAAAGGGTAGCTGACAGTGACTTTTGGTTCTAACCGCGCGTCCAATGGTTTGTTGTATACGATTCATATTATACCAAGGTTCTAATATGTGTGTTTGTCTAATATTTTTAAAATCAAGGCCTTCTGTTCCTGCTCTAGATATTAAAACAACTTTAATATCATCACCGTTTTTATTAGAAGAATTAGTGCATGCGTTTAGTTCTCTATTATTGTTAGGACTTAGTTTTTTATCACCGGATATAATAATATATTTAAAATGACTGGAAGAGGTGGAAGATTTTAATAGGGAAGGAGTTTCACCATATCTTTTAATTCCTTGTTCTTCTAATGCTAAAGCTAAAGGAATTAATCCAGCTTCTAAATAATTCGAATAAATAAGTATAATACCGGTAGATTCTTTTATAGAATCGATAATACTATTAATTTTTGGACTATATTTTTCAATTTCACCTTCTGAAAAGATTCTACCATATTTTTCCAAAACCGCAGGTTTATATTCAAAATCTTTTTTTGATTCAGAATACGTCATTATTGATTTTAATCCTTCGGTTCCGTATAGCAGTTCTTTTTTAACCTTTTCATCAGAATCAAATTTAATGTTTGGGTATACAATGTTAAGAGATTGTACTAAAGGGGTTAATAACGTATACCCAAATGATTCAAGGGAATCAAATGTAATTGTGTCAGTCTTTATTAAAGATATAATATAATTATAAACCTTTTCTTGGTAGGTAGATGCGTTTAAGGTATATAAATCAACGTGTTGTATAGGCTGAATAATTTCTTTACCGTTTAATGTTTGATTAGGATATGTTATATTTAAAATACTTTTAGCAGGATTATATATATTAGGATATATACGGTATGGATATGTATAAGGATTTTCGCCTCTAACGTATGAAACATATCCATTAATTTTATTAACTAATAATTGTTCTCCCGTAGTTTCTCCAGTGGAGTCATTTAATTTTAAATTTCCATTTTTATCAAATACTTCGTTAATATTAATTAAAGAGCGATTGTCATTTAAATTCATTAAATTAACCAATGGTATAATTTCAGTACTATTATTAAACATAGGTGTAGCGGATAAGAAAACAAATCTTAGGTTATTTACATTCTTTGCTAAATTCATCAAGGTATCGTATATTCGTTTTGTTTTTAAATCACCAGATGTTCTAATATTATGGACTTCGTCGATGACAATTAAAGTGTTTTCTAATAAGTTATTTAATTTTTTCTTAACTAATTTTTGTTTTGTATCTTTTTTAAAAACCCCTTCAATATTTGATTTTTTAATTATGTAAGAGGCGAATTCCTCATACCCTAAGAATTTATATGAATTTTTAATAACTCTGTTAATTTGTTTAACAATGTTTTCTTTTTTCATTTTTAAAGAATTTGCGTTAATTTCTTTTAATAACTTATTACCAACACAGGATTTTAACTTCCATACACCGGTATCATTTAATAATTTTCTAGGATCAAAAATTTCTGTTTTAAAATTACCTTGAACGTTAGGAGAAGCTAAAACAAAAATAGGTTTTTTAATACCAAATTGTTTAAAATAATGCCTGGTTTCTTCCATAATTCCAACGGCGGCACATGTTTTACCTGAACCAAGTCCGTGATACAATAATAAACTATTATAAGGAGTGTTAAATGATAAAAAGTTTCTTACAAATATTTGATGTGGTGCAAGTTCGCGATCTTCGTTACACATTTTCTCGGCCATAATTTCAACATTGGCGATATCACCTTTATATTTTGTTTCTGAAAATTCTTTTTTTTGTGCTATTTTAACTGAAAAATTAGGATCGTTTAAATTAGGATATAAATTACTATATAATTCTTCATCTTCATCTTCATCAAACATATCTCTTTCTTCGTCCTCATTTTTTTTTATTTTTATATTAAGTTGAGAATCTACAGCTAGCTGGATTTCATCCGCGTCTTCTAAAGATTTTTTTGATTTATCTAGTTTTATTAGTTTAACCTTTTTTTTTGTTTTTACTGCTTTTTTTTTTACAGGTGGTTTTTCAGGTTCCATTATATATTAGTAATATAAAGTATATTCGTTTAAAATACTTTTTATTCGTTTAATCAAATCTATTTTTTCTAAATTATACGGACGAATACTATCAATAGCATTGTCATAATTCTTCCATTCTATTTTACTTACTTCTGTTTTTTGAAAATTATTAATATCGATATTATTGTTATTTTTAAGAATCGCGATATAATATTTATGTTTATATGATTTTAAATTAGAACCAGTAAAAATTTCTTCAACTGGTATTATGTTGTGAATAATATTTATATTGTCCGTAGATATACCGGTTTCTTCTTGAAATTCTCTTCGTCCACATTCGAAATCTTTTTCATTAAAATTACGCCTACCTTTAGGAAATCCCCATTCAGGTTCTTTCCATTTGTTTGTACTAGAATTGATAAGATCAAATATAGTATATATTTCTCCATTAATACATAATCCTTTCTGTAACAATTCAAATTTGTCTTTGGATTGTTTTTGTTCCGCAAAATTATTTAATCCACCACCATTACCCCATAATTTTATCCAAAGGGTATCAAAATCGTGATTAGCTATACGTTCTTTTTCGGATTCTGTCATTTCATTTATAATATTCATAATATAACCAATATTATTGGATGGATATCGACCTCTAATAAAATCAATATATCCTAGAGTGTCTTTTCTACGAATCATTAAATATTTATGTTCTGGAGAACTTATATCAACCAATATAATTCCTATACTAGTTATGGGAGTTTTACATTGATGGAATAAATGTCCGTTTTTACCACAATTATTACAAAAATTACTATTGCTAAAATGATGGTTTCTATTCATGATGTATGTTTATTTCATTTTCTTTTTATATCATTTGATATTAATGGCTTTATCCGCAACGATATGGGGTCCTCATTATTGGTTTGTATTATTTACAATTGCATTAAATTATCCTGTAACTCCAACCAACGTGACTAAGAAAAAATATTATGATTTTATTCATAACATTCCTTTGTTTATACCGGATGAAAAAATAGGAAATAAATTTAGTAATTTACTAGACAAATTTCCTGTGTCATCATACTTAGATTCGCGGGATAGTTTTGTAAAATGGATGCATTTTATACATAATCAGGTAAATATTGCTTTAGATAAACCAGAGCAAGATTATTTTAAAAGTATAGATGATTATTACGAGCATTATAAAAAAGTAGATTTAACACCATTAGAACAATTAAAAGAACGCAAAATGATAAATACTCTTGTAATGTATGGTGTAATTGGGCTATGTATATGGTATTTGTATACTAAATTATAATTATTTAATTTAATTTAATTTAATTTTATTTTATTTTATTTTATTTTATTTTTCAAGCCAATTTATCAAAAAAATTGAACCTATAAATAGCGGTAAATAGAAGCGCAAAGGTTGAATATCTAAAACATCCATATAATAATCAGTAATTCCGAACGCTGATATATAAATCGCTACCTCTAATAGTAATTTAATTAAATTCCTAAATTTCATTATATTAGTATGATATAAAAAGATACCTATATGATATGATATAAGTAGTAAACGAGGCGTTCGCGTAACTCAGTGGTTAGAGTGTGGGTCTTATGAGCCCAAAGTCGAGGGTTCGACCCCCTCCGTGAACACAGTATTCTCTTATCAAACACCGATGGCAGAGTGGTCTAATGCGCCAGACTTAAGATCTGGTTCCTTCGGGAGCGCGGGTTCGAACCCCGCTCGGTGTATTTTCTCGTGATAGCTCAGATGGTAGAGCGACGGACTGTAGTGGTAAAAAAGTATTCCGTTGGCCGGGTGTTCGAATCACTCTCGCGAGATTTTTTAATTAATTATTTTTTTAAAATACTTAATTAAAATGTTCTTTTCTACATGCTGCGACATAAGATTCTACGCCTCCTATAACCTTTACTTGTTTTTCGCCAGTAATTCTTTTGCTAAATGCGGCTGGTTCACCGGTTGTATTACATATAGCAGTTAAAAAGGTTACCTCTTCTGCTTTTGGTAAAAGTTTTGATATAACGTCAAAGGGCTCTCTTTTAAAATCGCCATTTAACCCCGAGGCTATAACTATTTTTCCATTATTCGCCCACATATCACATATATCAGGCGCGTCGTTATAAAACTGAATTTCATCAATACATATTACATCTGCTCTCTCAATAGAAGGCATTTTGAATAAACCAGAAAGAAGTATAGCATTCAATGATTCATATTGTACGTTGTCATGAGTAACAACCTTATTTGTGTGATATCGTTGATCTTCGCCGTATTTAATAATTACGCAATTTTTTTTTGCGATTTGATATCGTCTATACAACCGTAGTAATTCGGTGGTTTTACCGGAATACATAGGTCCTAGGATCAAATGGATTCTTCCAGAATATGACATTATGATTATACTTGTATATTTTTATTTATAAAAAAATAATCAATTTTTTGATAAATTGAACCTTTAAATTACTTATAAATGTTTTTCATAAACCATGCCATCCGAAAATAAACCAATCCAGTTAGGATTATGTTGTTTAAATACTAATTTACGAGAACAAAAGCCTCCTGTTTTTGCTTCAAGAAAAATGATTATAAAATCTATACAAGAAAAAGGTATAGATGTCTTAAAAGATAAAATTATACAAAATCTAAAGGATGTATTGACTATGATGGATTGGAACGAAGAAAACGGTATAAAAGTTTTCAGACTTAGTAGTGAGATGTTTCCACATAAATCTAATCCAAGAGTTCAAAACTATTCATTTGACTTTGCTAAAAAATTACTTGGAGAGATTGGTGAAAAATCAAAAAAATATAATCAACGATTAACATTTCATCCTGGTCAGTATAATGTAGTTGGTTCACCAAATGAAACCGCGTTCAATCATACCTTAAATGATTTAAAATATCACGCGGATGTCCTTGACTTAATGAATTTGGATGATAATTCGGTTATGGTGGTGCACGGAGGCGGGATGTACGGAGACAAAGAAGCAACCAAAGATAGATGGTGTGAAAATTATATGAAATTACCTGAAAATGTTAGACGTCGATTAGTTCTTGAAAATTGTGAAAAATGCTTTTCAATTGAAGATTGTTTATATGTCTCAAATAAAATCAACATTCCTGTAGTATTTGATACACATCATTATGATTGTTATTGTAAGATGCATCCCGCTGAATGTTTTCATCCACCTGAATATTATATTCCGTTTATTCTACAAACTTGGAAAAACAAAGGAATAAAACCAAAGTTTCACGTAAGCGAACAAGGTTCTGGTAGAACAGGACATCATAGCGATTTTATAGAAAAAATACCAAACTATTTACTTGAAATTCCTAAAAAATATAACATAGACATCGATATTATGATTGAAGCTAAAATGAAAGAACAAGCGATTATTAAGTTGTATAAAAAATACCCCTTCCTAAATTGCCGCATCGATAAAAGACTTGAAATACCAGGATTTTTATGGAGTAAAAAACATTATCCCGAATGTGAATGTTGTGAAGTAAAAACACCCACAAAAATAAGAAAAAGATATAAAATTAGAATTAAAAGGAAAAATAAAATTACCAAAGGAGAAAAATAATTATAATCTAAATTTATATTAATGAAGTTTGAACTCCTTATTTTTGGAATAACAGCTTTTTTAGTAGTAAATACTTATTATGATGGAAAATATATGAAAATATTGGTTTCATGGAAAAAATATTATGAAATGGCTATGTATGCATTTTTAGGATTATCTATGTATTTATTTATTAAAAAATATCCTTCTCAAAGTAAAACCGCATTTATTCATGCAAATGATATGGTAAAGTATATGCCGATTGATAATGAAGCAAAAGAACTATTTTCACCGTTGATAGATATGACGACAAATAATATATTTACAAAAATGGTTCCGGAAGAAAATACTCCGCAATTTAAGAGAATGATGAATTCTGGAAAAGGTGCAACTAAAAGGTCTGTTAGTGAAACAAAAAAGAAATATGTTGCGTCTAGCCAAGGATGGAAATGTTCGACCTGTGGGGTTCAGTTACCAGCTTCATTTGAAGTAGACCATAAAATAAGATTAGAGCACGGTGGTTCAAATGAAGTTAGTAATTTACACGCCCAGTGTAGAAATTGCCATGGTGAAAAAACAACAATGGAAAATTTATAATACTATAATATATTAATGGATAGTACATCTAATACTTATAAAGAAAAGGATGATATGAAAGAAAAAATTATATATACTATGATACCTTTTTCAATTATAATAGTAATATTGTTTACATTAATTTTTGTTTTATATAGAACATCTCAAGCAAAGCAGTTATTAATTCAAATATTATATTTTATATTTGGAACGACAAATGAAAAATTCACCAATTGGGTAATTTCTATAATTGCTATTACATCATTTATTGGATTTTTTTATGCTTTAGCTTTTTTTCCAAAAGATTTTCAACAAATTATATTTAACAATGTTGTTTTTGAAAAAACAGGAGATTATTTTAATATTAATATAGGAGAATCTATAAATCTTACAAATGAAGATATCATGAGTAAGCTTAGTAAAGGTTTTTATTATATTTCTATTCTTGCCATATTTGTATATTTTAATTATAATCATAGTGATTCAAAATCTTATTATACGAGAATGACATTTGTAGCTGGTTTAATAATGAGTTATATATTTACTTCCATAATTATAATTTCTTTAAACTCGGTTGAAACAGGGATACAGTTTTCGACCGCGCAGTTAACTGCAATAGCAGTATCAATCGGTTTTGTATCAGCTATAATTTCAACATTTGGTTTCGATGATGTTGCGAAATTTTGGCCTGGACCGGAGTTACATTTAATATACAGAATACTACTATTTATTCCTTGTTTATATACCTATTTAATAAATTTTATAAAGGATGAAATTAATTCTACAACACCTACAAGTTTAATTATTTTAACAATAAATCTGTTAATTATTTCAACATATATTATTAGTAAAAATCACACTATTTTTACTCCGAAAACTTTATTAAACAAACCGGTTTATTTAAATAAAGAAAATACATTAACAACATATGAAAATGTAATAAGTGATAAAGATAATAAAAAATATAAAATGGCATTATCTTTTTGGAGTAATGTTAATATGGTTAGAACTAGAGATAAATCGTTTAATATTATAAATGTTACCGATAAATTTAATGTAAAATATAATGAAAAATACGATGAATTATCTATTGCGATCCATGCTTATGAAAATAACAATAAAAAAGAAACTAAAGAAATCATTTATTTAGCAAAAGATAACATGCCTTTACAGAAATGGAATAATTTTGTAATTAATTATAATTCAGGAACTTTAGATATATTTATGAATAACAAAATGATACTTTCTCAGCCGAATATAATTTTAAACACAAAACCATTATCGGTAATTACAGGAGAATATGATGGTTTAACTGGTGGTATATGTAATGTTAGAATGTTTAATCGTGAACTAAAAAAGGAAGAAATAGAAAGAATTTATAATAAATCTAAAAATAAAAATCCTCCAATTGTTTAAAAAAAAAAAATGATTATTTATATTATTTTATATATATATAAATGATCGATAAAGTAATTGGTGGCGTAGCAGCATTATTAGCTTTATACTTGATATATGTTCTATTAAAGTATTTCAAGTTCTTTGAAAACGTTCATTTAAGCGGATTAGAGAAGACTTCAACTATTTACGAGGTTGTTCCATCAAAGTGGGCTTCTAGTGGAATACCTGATCCAAATTATACATTATCAATATGGTTTTATGTATCTTCTTGGGAAGGTGATAATCAAGGTATTGATAAATACATATTTTCTAGAGAATATGATGGAACAACAAGCTCAGACGTAGAAGCATATATAGGTGCTAATACGAATGATTTAACTGTTAAATTTTTAGGTTCGGATGCTACTACTACCACGTCTTGCGTGATTAATAACGTTCCTCTTCAAAAATGGGTTCATTTAGCAGTAGCTAAATATAACAATGTAATGGATGTATATATTGATGGTAAATTAGCAAAAACATGTGCAGGGTCTGACACCGGTTCAATAACTCCCAGATTAAATAACATAAATTTGCATACTTCTAGTGGTTCCACTACTCCTCAGAGTTTTGATGGATATACTACAAATATGAAATACTTAAATAGCACATTAGGTCCTGTAGAGATTTATAATATTTATAAGAATGGATATGGTGGAAGTTGGTTGGATAGTCTTTTAGGAGGATATACAATGAGAATGAGTGTATTAAAGAACGATCAAGAAATTGCCGGCATTGGACTCGGATAAAATAATTATATATATATATAAATGGCTGAAGCACTAATTGGTACAAGCTGGCTAGCAAGAATTGCATTTATTACAGGTGTAATTATACTTTTTTATGTTATGCTAAGATTAGGATTAATTATATTGGGCTTAGTATTTGAAAAATCACGTTCTCCTATGTTATTAAAAGGTATGATAGATGGTAATGTTTCAAAAACGGTTGAACAAGACCCAACAAAAGCAGAATCCAAACCTATTTTTAGGTCTGACAATGAAAATATGGGAATAGAATATACATATTCAGTTTGGATACATTTAGATTCTGCAGAAATTAATAATAACAATACAGGCATTAAACATATATTTAATAAAGGTGATAATAATTCTACAGTTTCAAGTGATTATATGAATAACAATGGTCCTGGACTATATTTAAATGTAACAGAAAACGGCGATAATAATGAAGTAGATGTAGATTTGCAGGTGTTAGTGGATTTATTTAATAGTAGTTCAGCAAATAATGCTAATCCTATTGTGGTTAAAAATCTTACATTTGATAAATGGATTTGTATAATTCTACGAGCTCAATCAAAAACATTTGATGTTTTTATCAATGGTGTTTTAATTCACAGAGAAATATTTAGCGATATAATAAAACAAAATTACGGAAACGTCTATATGGCACAACAATTAGGAAATGGTTCAACCGGTTTTGCGGGAAAGATTTCTAACTTGAAATACTATGATAAAGCCATTGGAACTACAGAAATTGTTAATATTGTTAAAGGTGGTCCTGACCTAACCTATTTAGGAAATAATACTCTTAACACCAAACCAACTTATTTCTCAACATCTTGGTACACCTCTAATATGACTTCTTAAATATAAAAATTGAATTATAATATAAATAAATATTATATATTATAATATGATTATTCCAGTGAAATGTTTTACATGCGGAACCGTTTTAGCAGACAAATACAGGTTTTATGTGAGAGAGGTAGTAAAACGTAAAGTCGCAAACGATCAAAATTCAGAGCGCGTAGTATATTTAACCAAAGCAAATTTTGATAAAACAGTTGAAGGAGATGTAATGGATTATTTAGGTTTAAATAAGGTTTGTTGCAGACGGCATATGTTGACTCACGTAGATTTAGAATAAAATCTTTGTATTATATAAATGGGTAAAACTGGGGATTGTAAATGTTGGAAGACTAACAGATCAAAATCTTCGCTAAAAAAAAAACGTAAATCTAAAGGAGGCGGGAAGAAACGCTCCGAGAATTCTCTGAAAAAGAAATCTCGGGACAGAGGCCGCGGGGACTGCGGGAATCACGACGGAGGATCTAAAAAATATAAAAAGAAATCAAAAGAAAAAACGTATAAAAAAAAGCGTCAATGTGGCGGAAAATCTAGACGTAATCGTAGAAGTAGATCTAAAAAAACTAGAAAGTCACAAAGAGGTGGTTCTAGTTCACTAGCTCCTCAATCCTTTAATAATATGTGGAACTCTATGACCGGAACATTAGGAAATGCTTTTAATATTTATGGCGGACATCCGCAAACAAACGTACCACATTTTGCCAAAGCTATGCCTTGATTAATATTTAGAAATAATATTTTTTTCTTTAAATAATTTATAATGAATCCCACATTAAAAAAATTATATAAGGAATTATGCGAACCATCCAAGTTATATTTTGTTATTTCTATGGTAATTGTTTTAATAACAGCCGTCCAAAATGTGTTAAATCCAGTAAATAATTCTTATTGTATTGGTCCTTACAGTTGCGAAACAGAAAACACTTCAATGATTTTTGTAAGTAAATTATTATATATCTTATTCTGGACTTGGGTATTAGATACTTTATGTCGTGCTGGATATAAGAAAATTTCTTGGTTTTTAGTATTGTTACCTATTATTGTTATGTTTATCAGTATATTGTTACTTATATTTACAAATTCTACAATGTAAATATGTTATTATAATATTATAAAAATAATTTAATATTATAATATAAAATGGAGCAAGAACTAATATGGAATATTATAGATACATATTTTACAAATGAGCCACATACTTTGATTAAGCACCAATTGGATTCTTATAATTTGTTTTTTGAAAAAGAAATTTTTAAAATATTCAAAGAAAATAATCCTATTAAATTCATTAAAAATACCTATAATGAAGAGGTCAATCCTCCCGAACAAACCGGTGAATATGAAATGTCTATTTATTTTGGTGGTAAAAGTGGAGATAAATTATATTTCGGAAAACCTATAATATACGACAACAATTCGGAAGGAAAATATATGTATCCAAATGAAGCAAGGTTACGAAATATGACGTATGGTATGACAATACATTTTGATATTGAGGCAGATATAAAAATAAAAACAGGAGATTATAAAAATAAAGTTTACGAAATAGAGCATGAAACTACGATATTATTGGAAAAAATATATCTTGGAAAATTTCCTATCATGCTTCAGTCCAAATTTTGTTTATTAAACGGTTTATCGAATACTATAAAATACAATATGGGTGAATGTAAAAATGATATGGGAGGATATTTTATAGTAGATGGAAAAGAAAAATTAATTATTTCTCAGGAAAAATTTGCTAATAATATGATTATTATTAAAGACAAGGTAAATGATATATATAGCCATTCTGTCGATATTACCTCTGTATCAGAAGATGCATCAAAACCCATAAGAAAAACATCTATTCGAATAGT